ACACGCAGTAACGGGGCAATCGAGGCAGTGCATCATGGCGCGGAAATGCAGCGTGTGTCAACATCCCGAGGTAGACAAGATTAACCGGTGCATCGCTTCGGGTGAATCACACCGAAGCATAGCGCGGCGGTTTGGGTTTTCGTCGTCAACAGTGGATCGACATGTAAATAACTGCCTCTCGAAACAGTTGCTCGCAGCCGAAGAAGCCAAGGTGCAGGCGGGCGAAGCGACGCATGGAGAGCGCCTTCTTCAACGTGCGGAGGCCTACGAAGGAAAGGCATGGCACTTGATGAAGAAGGCGGAGAAGGATGGTGACATCCGCGCGGCGATTGCGGCGCTTCGTGAGACACGGGAGTGCATGAAAACCTTGGCACAACTGCTCGGAGAGCTCAAGACGGGCGATACGTACAACATCGTCCAGTCGCCGGTGTTTATCCAGATCAAGGTGATGATGATGCAGGAATTGGCGCCGTATCCAGAGGCGGCACGGGCACTACAGCAGGGCTTGGAGAGGATCGCGAATGACGCAGGAGGCGCTGGCTGAGGCGGCACGCGAACTAGCCAAGGTGTCGGAGTTGATTGCGCATCCGGCACGTCATCACCTCGTCGATTACTGCGAATATGCCAATCCATCCTGGCAGCGAGCGCCGCACCTTGAGCTCCTCTGCTTGGCGCTCGAGGCGGTCGAGCGGTACATCCGCGGCGAGGCCCCAGCGACAGATTTTCCTTCTGATGAACTGATCGACGCGTTGCGTGCGGGGGAGCCGCTCGGGATTGATCGATTGATGGTCTTGATGCCGCCGCAGCATGGAAAAACGGAAGTGACTTCTCGACTCTTCCCCGGGTGGTTCGCAGGGCGCAATCCACAGCTCAAAACGCTTCTCACGGCGTATAACGCAACCTGGGCGCGCGAGATCTCGATCGACGCCCGCCGCTACTTTGAGTGGGCGGTGCCGCAGTTGTTCGGTGTGGACATTTCTCCCGAAACGGAGGCGGCGAATAACTGGCACATCGGCCACGCAGGCACGGAGAAGTACCATGGTCGCTTTCACGCGACGGGATTCGGTGGTGATGTTACGGGACGCCCGGCGGATCTGTTCCTCATTGACGATCCGGAGAAGAATGCGGAGGAGGCAGAATCGCCGGCGTATCAGCGCAAGAAGATCAACTGGTTTCGCTCGGTCAGCAAGACGCGACTCTCCGAACACGGCGCCATCGTCATTTGCGTGACGTGGTGGGCGCAGCGCGACCTCGTGGGGCGTCTGCTCGAGGAGATGGCGCAAGGCGGCGAGCACTGGACCGTTCTCCGCCTGCCGGCGATTGCGTGGGACCATGATCCGATCGAGGATCGTCTGCCAGACATCGCTCAGCACAAGGACCCCATTGGCCGCAGAACTGGCGAGGCTCTGTGGCCGACGATGAAGTCGCTCGAGTTCTTGCTTCGTCAGAAGCGCGACTTGCACCGTTATTGGGATGCGTTGTACCAGCAGTGCCCGACCGGTGCGCTCGAAGGAGCATTGTGGAATTTGGACACGATGATTGAGCCGTATCGTATTCATCCGAAGCGCGCACCGGAATTCGACCGCGCGGTGGTCGCTGTGGATCCTTCCGGTGGTGGAGAAGACGACGTTGGGATTGGTGTTGCGGGTCGAGCGTGGGTGTGGTCGGAGGAGGATCGCACGCAGTTGCGTCACGGGTATCCGCTGGTTGACTTGTCGGGTCCGTACGGAGATGACCCTCTTCGCTGGGCGCGGATTGTGGTCGAAGCGTATTACGACTATGGCGCGGATTGCGTGATAGCGGAGCAGAACTTCGGCGGCGAGCTTGTGCGGTCGAACATCCACACGATTGATCCTGATGTGCCGGTAGTGATTGTGCATGCGTCTAAGGGCAAAGCACAAAGAGCGGCGCCGGTTGCCAACTTGTACCAGCAGGGTCGTGTACATCATGTCGGGCGATTGGCCGAACTCGAAGAGGAGTTGACCACGTGGGTTGCTGGTCCAGATGGATCGGGTTGGTCGCCGAACCGCCTCGATTGGGTCGTGTGGGCGTTGACGGATCTACTGCTCGAGAAACATTCTGGCGGCTTCGCGGCTCGGTACGGCTTCGGTCCGAAGGGTCCGCGTCGACGTGAAGGCGGTGTCCGGCATCCGTTGTCGCCAACGCAAGCAGCCCGGATTGTGGCGGCGGTGTGCTACGTAGCCGCGATGACCGCGCGCCGACGCCGGGGGATCTGGAGGTATCGACACCGGTTGAGTAGATAGCAGGGGAGAAAGAGCAGAAGTCTGGAATGGGAGGCCGAAATGAAGCGCTGTTCGATCTGTGGGGCTTGCATGCCACGAGGTGCCGTGCGGAAGGGATGGCGAATCGTTCGTTTGTTCCAGCCGAAACTGGGTACTCGCTGGTATCGCCATTGTGGGTACTGCTGTTCCGCGAATGTGTTTTACGACGTGATCGACGAATTGCATGACCGTGGTCGTGATCACTCTTGGCAGTCGTTACGCATTGAGCGGATGCTGCTGTTTCGCTAGACACGCGCAGCAAGCCGCTGTTGTTAGATACATCGCACCAATGCTATCCGCGTAACGCCTGACAGCCGGGGAAAAGGGGACAGGAACACGTGAGCAGAAAATCACTACTCGCACAGGTTGCAAGCCGCACCGATGCCGGCATTCACGTGCCGGATGGAAGCCAAGGGAGCTCTAATACAGATCCTTTGGCGAAGCAGCGACCCATGGCGCCGCCGGCGTGGTTGTTCGATCCGATTCGTTTGACGGATCTCGATGAATCGAGCTGGTTGTACCACCTGATCAACGACGTGATGAGCGAGGATCCGTGCCGCAATTGGTTTCACGTGGAATTCCTCGACGCTGCCGGCAAGCCGATTGTGGACGACAAGCGTTCTCGTGATGTGCAGGATTACCTTGAAGAGATCGATGCGCAGGCGATCATCCAAACGGGGCTCCGCCATGAATCGGCGTACGGCGACGGCCTTGTTGCGGTAGGGTTGAGGGGAAACACGTCCTACAGCAAACCGATCAAGGATCCTGCGAAGCAGATTCAGGAGATTCAGTACCTCGACCCGAAGGTACGCGATGGCGAATTCTCCGAGATCGTGACTGATACGGATCCGAACAGCGAGACGTATGGTTTGCCACGTGCATTCAAGGTGAAGCTCGGTGACAAGTCCCAACATCAACCACTCGATGCGACGCGTGCGATTCACTTCCAGACACGGCCGCGAGCTCGAGACACCATGGGTCTGCCAATGGCGGTGCTGCAGTGGTCGACGCTCCAGCTTGAGCAGAATGTGGAATGGTCGGTTGGTCAGATTGCCTACCGCATGGCCACGACGGTGATCCAGTCCGCAGAGCTCGCCAAAGACATGGAACAGCGGATTGCTTTCTGGCGTGAGATGGAAAACACGCTCAACACACTTTCGGTTCTCGTGCTTGACAAGGACGAAGAACTCAAGATGGCTTCGAACAACCCAGGCAATCTCAAGTGGTTGATCGACTACATGTGGGATCTGATCGCTGCTGCGACGCGGATCAACCGTTCACGCTTGCTCGGCGCCCAGTCTGGCCGGCTGGCTTCGGCTGAATCGGATGACAAGCGGTATTGGGAGTGGATCCGTTCACGACAGGAAACTCAGCTCCGCAAGCCGCTCCGGCAGCTGGTGACGCTGTGTTTGGCAACGGATTCACTCGGCACGCAAGCTGGCGGACAGAAGTTACAGTTGTCGCTACGACGTCGACGGAAGAAGCGGCGCGTGGTCTCCGATATGCGTTTCCGTTTGGTGTTCAATGCGCCAGAGTCTCAGACCGAGCGCGAGCGAACCGAAGCGGAGGACAAGGTTGCACAAACGCGGCTTGCCAAGGCACAGACGATTCAGGCGTTCGCCTCAGGGTTGCAGACACTCTACGACATCGGTTTGGCCGATCAGTTGCTATCCCTTGGTTCCGAAGGGGACGGCATCAACCTGATGGCGGAGCTGTTCGAAGGGGATGCATGACGCTCCGGCAAATTGGCGCAATTGCCGTGTATATCCTTGTGGTCTTCTTCATCGGGGTGGCAATGGCTCTAATGGAGAATCGAAACCGAGGTCGAAAGTGAGCCTCCGGCCGGCGCTTGGTCAGGTCATTCGTGAGGAGAGGCTACGCCAAGGCCTCACCCACGAAGCGTTGGGAGACAGCGGGGGCTTGGCTCGTGAGACTGTGCTCCGGACCGAAACAGGCACAGAAGGGTTGAGGCTCGACACAGTGGAGAGCCTCGCAAGCGGTCTTGGTTTGCCGGTGTCGTTTCTGATTGCCAGAGCGGAAGCAAAAAGGGGTAGCCATGGATAGAAGCGCCGAAGTATCAGTTCCGCGGCTCATGAAGGAGATGTCGATCCAGGTGACAGTGAAGGGGCGACGAAGGGCTTTGTTGAGATTGCGGATTGCGCGACCGGTCTTCTGCTTGGCAGCGCATCTCGCCGGCTTGGCGCATGCTGAGTTGGTGAAGGAATGAAGGTAGCAATTATCGCCGACGTCCGGGGTTGGGCGTTGGACCACATCGCCCAGGGTATCCAAAAGCACAATCCAGACCCAGGCTTGACGATTGATATCTTCTATGAGCGTGAGCTTCGGGCTCGGCGTTCAGAGATTGAGATGGTTGCCACGTACGATGTGCTCTATCCCTTCAGCCTCTTCCAGGCAAATTTTCTTCGTCGACAGCTGCCAGAGATCGATGGGCAGTACATCACGACGGTGCATATGGGGCCGCTGGGGGGCAATGGCCGACCGGGTACGACGCCACCGGTAGATTGCTATGATCGCATCCTTTACGACGCTGTCAAAGCAGCCAAACGATTGTCGACCGTTTCGCCACAGTTGCAGACCATCTGGCAGGCAGCCCGGCCGGAGACGGCATATCTCTGTGTTGGCGTTGAAGCATCAATCTTCTATCCAGTAGCGCGCAAGCCACAACACCGCGGAGCCCGGCCGCTGCGTATCGGTTGGGTTGGCAATCCTGGCAAGCCATACAAGCGCTTCGAGCTGGTAGAAGCCGCATCCGATCTGCCTGGCGTGGAGCTATGTCTCGCGGCATGGAGCAGCGGCTGGGGCAAACCACAGACGGCGGTGCCGCGCACCCTCGAGCAAATGGGGGATTTCTACCGGGGAATCGATGTGCTGTTGTGCATGAGTGACCACGAAGGGCTTCCGACACCAGCGGTCGAAGCAACAGCATGCGCAGTACCGATTGTGTCAGTTGACGTTGGGATCATCCGAGATCTTGTCGATGACAGTGTGACGGGCTTTGTCGTTGAGCAAGACGCTGAGGTGGCGCGCGATCGTTTGGCTTGGCTGCGCGATCACGAAGCCGAGCGTTGTGCAATGGGGCAACGCATCTACGAACGCGGCAAGGCTCGCTATTGGCCAAACGTTGTGAGCGATTGGATTGAGTTCATCAAAGGGGGGGAGGTGCAACATGCTCGGTGTCCTATGTCAAGCGTGGCCGCCACCGACGTGGCAAGGGGCTAAGGGTTGGCAGGCGGTTGTCACATACGAGCTCGTCAAAGCATTCTGTGATCTGGGGGTCGATGCGCAGCCGGTAGTCTGGGATGCAACATTGCCTGGGCGGCGGTATGCGTTGCCGGTGATGGACCATGCGATCGTCGTCACGGAACTGGCGCGAAAGGCTATTCAGGCCGATGGCGAGTATCGAGACGCTCTCCGGGCGAATGTTGACGGGAAGCTCTGCCTGTACATCGATGCACCGTTTGGCAAGTGGGATGGGTTCGATCTTGCCTTCACCGGCGAGAATTGGGGGCGGAATGAAGACGAGGGCTATCGTCGAGCACATTCCGAATTCGTGTGGGCTGGTTTTGGCTCGGACGAAGTGTTCCACCCAGCAAGACACCATGACGGTATTCGCCGGATCATCTCGCAGTACCCAGACATCACATTGCTTGGTCATTTCGAGAAAGAGTGGGAGATGGCTCAGCGGGTGATGATGCGTGTAGCCGAGGAAGACTGGGAGCATATTACGCTGTCGTATGTGGCGCCGTGGTCGGCAGGGGGATGGGTTGTTGCGCGTAAGACTGAAGATGCGCGTTCCGGCCAAGAGGGCGATCTGTGGACGCCAGTTGTCGGAGAGGGATGTACCAAGGAAATCTGGCGCAAGTGGGAGGGCGTTGGCCGCTATGAGCCGTACGGGGTGCTCCCGGAGATCTTTGCACAGGCCGATGTCTACCTTGACCTCCGTGGTGGCGCGCTGGATTTAACACGAATCGATGCAGCCTATGCTGGTCTGTCGGTTGTGGCCCATGCCAAGAACTGGCGAGATAGCATGCATGGGCAGATTCCCGCGGTGGAGTGGAAGACGGAAGATGACCTGTACGACGTGCTGCAGGGACCGTTTGACCGCTGGCAGATTGCCACCGATGCCCGCGAGCACACGTGGACGAAGGTAGCTCTGCGAATGATCGAGGCGCTGGAGGAGTAGTGGGTGCATTCGCGGCGGCGGAGAAAGCACGCACGAAAGGCGTGAGCATTGGCGCGGGAACGTTGCTGTTCGGCACACTTGACAGCAACGTGCATCCCGAACTGATCACCATTGGCAAGGGCACGCTGATTGCCTCCAACGCTAATGTGCTTTGCCACGGCAGTGTCGAAGGATGGTTGCCTGTTACGGTCGGCGACTACTGTCACATTGGATGGGGAGCTCTGATCCTGCCAGGCGCTGTGATCGGCAACAACTGTGTTATTGGTGCGCGCGCCGTGGTACCCAGAGCTCGGCCGATACCCGACAACTCTGTTGCAGTAGGGAATCCAGCGACGGTAGTCAAACAACGGGACCCTGAGGAGCTGGCGCGATTCAAGCGCAGGATGGAACAGCGGATCAAAGACGACGGAACCGGCGATGGATAGACCATGGCTGGACGGTTGCCATGACGGGCGGATGATCACGATGAAACAGGAGAAGCTGCGGGAAGCGGTTCGCGCCGAAGCGGAGAAACGTCGCCGGCGCGGTTCGCATATTGGCGAGAACACTCGATGCTGGGGCTACACCGACATTGTGTTCCCCGGCAAGGTGACGATCGGGCGGAACTGTGTCCTTGCCACGCGCTCGGCGGTGCTGACTCATGGCGTATTCGCCACGCTCGAGCGGGGTAAGCCGGTAATGATTGGCGACAACTGTTATCTCGGCTATGGTGCGATCGTCGTACCCGGGGTCATCATCGGTGACAACTGCGTCATCGGTGCTGGGGCGGTTGTGACGTCGGACATTCCATCGAACTCGATTGCTGTAGGGAATCCGGCACGGGTGATTGGCCAGCGGGATCCGGAGGAGCTCGCACTGTACATCGAAACCCGAGAAAGAGGAGACTGATGGTTACCAATGCAGATTGCAGAGAACGGATGAAGGATGTTGAGGCTGTCCGAGCAATAGCGGAGAAGCTGGTCGTGACGTTCGCCGGGCGACTGCCGGTAGCTGGTTGGTGTATGCATGGTGGCACAGCGCTCTCGGCTTATCTCGGCCGAGATAAGCCGGAAGGCGGCGTGGTGTTGCCCGGAGACAACGATATTGACGTCGGAATCCTCGCTGAGACGGTCTCTCCGGCGGCGCTGGTCGAGGCATTCGACGCAGCGGGATTCAGGCACGGCTACTTCTTTCACGACAAGCTATTCCCGCAGGTTGGTGTGGTCCTTCGCTTCTTCTTCGACGGTGTTCCGGTCGATTGCTACTGGTTGTACAAGCGCGGACGGAAGCGCTGGTGGGTCACGGCGCCACGGGTGGCGCACGTACTTCCGGCGTATCTGTTTGAGCGGCTCGGGACGGCGACGTTCCTCGGCGTCGAGATGTCGGCGCCGGATCCGCTTGAGGCGTACGTCCACAACAAGTGGAAGCGCGTCGGCAATCGCTTCCCCGGTAAGAGCCAGGGTGGTGAATGCCTCGACTTTGATTGGGAGTGGCCGATCTACGATGACCAGGCAGCATTTCGTGAGGCGTACGAGCAACGAACAGGAGAGCCGTATCTGAGGAAGTTTTGATAGGGGGTAGAGATGGCAAGGTACTGGGCAGACGTGAAACAGCCGGCGAGTGGGATTCTGGGTAGCGCATCGGTCTGCGGGCCAGGTGAGGTAGATGAAAGTTCCGAAAGACATGTGTTCAAGACCTTTGTGGAGGCTCGTGGCGAGGACCATAATCTCGACCCGACTGCTGCAATGAGAAGAGCTTTGGCCGATGCGCAGGAACTCGCTGCGCAGATGAACGTTGCATTCTGCCGTGGATTGAACGGTGAGGGTGAGCCGGAGGAGTTGCCCCTCTTCGAACAGAATGCCTTTCAGGACGGGAAGCTGGCCCGAGAACAGGGGGTGATGAACAGAGCCCAGACGAACTGACGCACATGGCGGCTTGCTCGCGATGCCAACGATAGACCAAGACGCTGAAACCTAGACACACACTGTATGGGGAGGAACGAATGAGCAAGCGACTTGGTTTGCTGTTGGCTGTTTTCTTGATGGGCTTTGCGGTGTTCGCCGTGGCGACGCCCGCGGAGCTCGTGTTTGTGAACGTACCTTCCGGATCGGCGGAGGATGATGTCCTCAAGTTCCAGCCGATTCTCGACCATCTCTCTGAAGAACTTGGAATCCCAATTCAGTACATCGTGGCAACGGACTATGCCTCGGTCCTTCAGGCAATGCTCTATGGCCATGCGGACATGGCGCGCGTCGGAGGATTCACCGCTATTCAAGGTGAAGTGCTGTTCGGCGCATTCCCGATTGCCCGCGACATCAAGACCAACACGGGTCAGCCATATGACTACGCCTACGTATTGGCGCGCCCAGAGCTCGGCCTCGATCCTGAAACACTGACGCCAGAGGATCTGGTCGGTCTCACGATTGCCTATGTGAGTCCAACGTCGACCAGCGGATGCTTGGTGCCGAAGTGGGCGCTGATGGAGTTCGGGGTCGATGAAGCCGACTTTGCCGAGATCTTCTATGCAGGGTCGCATGATGCAGCGCTCCTAGCGCTCGCGAATGGTACGGTTGACCTGGCATGCTGCAACGGCTTCCGTCTTGGGAAGAACCTCGCAGCGGGAAACATCACGGAGAGCCAGTATGTGACTGTGCTGCAGTCGCTCCCAATGCCGACGAACCCGATCATTGTGCGCCCGGGGCTCGGTGAGGATTTCATTGCAGCGTTGACTGGTGCGTGGTTGACGGTGCCAGCGGAGGCTTGTGCTCCGTTCAAACTGGATGGATTTGCATCAGTGACACCCACGAGCTACGACATGATCCGCGAGCTGATCGAGACGTTTGACCTGGCGCCCGAGTAGCGGCCTTGTCCGCTGGGTAGTTATCGTAGCGCTGATGGTCGCTGTCGGGCTCTGCATGGTCGAAACGCAGACCAGCCCCGCAGCGGCCGTCCGCGGCTTGCCGAACATGCTGCGGTATGTCCGCGGGATGTGGCCGCCGGCATGGGCTGCAATTCCGGGGCTGCTTAAGCCACTCCTCGAAAGCGTCGAGATCGCAGTCGTAGCAATTGCCTGGGCATCGCTAGGCGCGCTGATCCTAGGATTGCTTGCCGCCCGGAACATCAACTCGATCGGATGGCTCTACCAGTCGGTTCGGATCCTTCTGAATACCCTACGCGGCATCCCAGCGCTTCTGTATGCGCTGATCTTCGTGGCAATGGTTGGGCTGGGTCCGTTTCCCGGGGTGTTGGGGTTGGCGTGCCACTGCACGGGCTCTCTCGGTCGCTACTTCGCCGAGGCCTTCGAAACCTCGGATCCTGGATTGATTGAAGCAGGCAAGTCTGTTGGCGCACGGAAGGCACAGATCATCCTGCATTTTGTGCTACCGGATGTGTTGCCCTTGCTGATTGGCTACATCCTGTACTACTTCGAGTATTGCATCCGTACGTCGACGCTGCTTGGATTTGTCGGAGCCGGCGGCATCGGCGTGCCGCTCTTGGTGGCCTTGCGGCTATTCCGCACGCGTGAGGTAGCAGCAATCCTGATGTTGATCTTGGCGGCGGTGTTCACGCTGGACCGGGCCAGCGCGTTCATCCGAAGGCAAATCCTTGGGGGAGACCACACGTTGCATCGGCTCTCTCGATCCCGAAAGAAGGTGACGTGATGTTAGAGCTTCTTGTGGGGCTTCCCGGTAGCGGGAAGTCGACCTATGCACGGCAAAAGCTGGCCGAAGCAGTGGCCAACGATCGGCCAGGCAGTGTCGCCGTCGTCTCGTTTGACGCCATCCGGCGCGAGGTGTTCGGCTGCGGATACGTGCCAGAAGTTCAAGAGTCGGTGTGCGTCCTCTTCAAGCAACAGCTTTCTCTCTTACTGGCTGGCCGACGGCGAGTGCTTGTCGACAACATGAACTTGCGTCGGGCGTTTCGCGATCGATGGGCGCAGATTGCCCGGCAGTATGGACATCAGGTCATCGTGACGGAGTTTCGGGGCGACCCCGAGGAATGTTGGCACCGGGTGCTTGTACGCGGGTTGCCGTTTCGCGGTGGTCGAGACGCTTTCGATCTGTTGGTTCAACGCAGGGAAGAGGACCGCGCAGAACACGGAGCAAATGGTTCGGATCAGTGGTTTGAGGAGACCTAATGGATGCCGTAATCGTAGACGGGGGAGAGGCAAATCGGCTGGTGGGGTATGCCCCGCCGAAGGGGCTTGTTCCGGCAGGTCCGAATGGCGAGACGCTCCTCGAGCTGTTGCTCGATCGAATGGCGGCCATCGGTGTGCGGCGCAAGCCGACGCTCATCCTTGGCTATCCATCGGCGAAGCGATTCTTGAGACATCCATCGGCGAAGCGCGTTGACGTGATGCTTGACTATGAAATGGCCGGACCGTTGCCGGCGCTGGCGCAGGCGGCGAAGCGATTCGAATCGGCAGACGTGGTGATCACGACTGGCGATGCGTGGTTTTCATCGTTGGCTCAGCTTGGGATGACATCACTTCATGAAACGGAGGCCGAAGAAACGGTGCGCGTATTGACGGCGCCCGCGCAGTTGGGTCGGCCGCAGATCCTTTCTGCCGGCCAACGCAAGCCAATTCCGTACATCGGTCGGTTTGCCAAGGATGGGACCGTGTCGTATGCCGGCGCGCTACGTGTTGTGCGTTGTCCGGCGTACTGGCGGGGTGTCCGGGCTGGCGTCAACGCAGGGATGAAATGGATTGTCCGGCCGCTGCTCTACCTGCCGGCGGGGACGGTGAAGCTGTTGCCGGTGACAGGGGAGTGGGGACATGTCAATACGCCGGCAGATCTCGATCGGGTACGAGAGATGTGTAACGGGAGGAGGTGAACATGGCGACGAAATGTCCAGGAGGCAAGATTCGCAGTGGCGGAAAAGGTCGCGGCCTTGGAAAAGGTGGCGGTAGGGGACCAATCGGTCAACCGGGACCGAAGTAGCGTTGTTGTGTGAATACGCAGCATTCTACCTCTGGATGGACAAAGGGCTCGCCTTCGGGTGAGCCCTTTGTTGTTGTGTCCCTCGAGACAGAAGGGGGCCACACCATGCGGATTCTCGTCACCGGCGGTGCCGGTTTCATCGGATCACACATTGTCGATGCCTATACCCGTGCAGGACACGAAGTGGCTGTGCTCGATGACCACTCCACTGGCAAGCCAGCCAATCTGAAGAAGGCAGCACAAAGCGGGTTGCTGACCGTGTTCGAAGGCGATGTCTGCGATGCAGGATTCGTCCGTGAGATCTTCGAAGCTTATCAACCCGAGGTTGTCAACCACCATGCAGCGCGTGTCGACGTTGCGTGGTGCGAAGAACACCCGGAGGAGACGCAAGCGACCAACGTCGACAGCATGGGCGTGCTTCTCTCTGCGGCGTCGACAGCGCCGGTGAAACGGTTCATCTTCGCAGGTTCAGTTGGGGCATACGGTGAATGCGATAAGCCAGCTATCGAGGATTGGCCATTGATGCCGGAAGGTGTCTACGGTTGTTCGAAAGCTGGCGCCGAAAGACGACTGACCGATGCAAGCATGCAGCAGACGCCCACTCGAATCATCCTCCGCTACGCCAACGTTTATGGTCCGCGTGCATCGAACGGTGTCGTGCTGGCTTTCGTGCGAAACTGGATGACGCAAGAGCGTCCGACGATCTATGGTGACGGTGAGCAGGTTCGTGACTTCGTCCATGTACGCGACGTGGCTCGCGCCAACCTGCTTGTGCTGGATCACCCGGAGTTGCCGGAAGGATCGCTCCGGATCTTCAACATCGCCTCGGGCCGTCCAGTAACGGTCAATAAGCTTTGGGCAATGGTCTCGGCGGAGCTCAAGGTAGCGAGATCGGCAGACATCGTGACCAGTCGCATCGATGCATCCCGCGCGGCCGAGGAGCTCGGATTCGAGCCGAGCGAGACGTTGCATTCAGGTGTGATTGAGTTGCTTGCACATTTCGCTGAGGATTTGTAGGGTGCATCCATGAGGCAGGTCACGACAGAAGTCTGCGATCGCTGCAACCGGAAGCACGTTGTCGAGGAAAGGATCCTCTGTGATGCATGTAATGGGCTGATCTGTGCTACTGAACCGAAGGCAGTGGAATGGTTTGGGACTGGTCTGTACTCCGAGGTTCATGAGTACATGCCGCAACTTGACAGTCTTCCGCGGACGCCGATTACCGTGACGTACGATCCGAAGCAATCCAATGCCATCTTCCAGTTCCATTTCTGCTGTCTCTCGCATATGCTGCTCTGGCTGCGCCATCTCCCTGAGGGCTACCTACCGGTAGACGAGATTCGGATCGAAGGCGTAGTCAATGCGTTTGCGCAGTTGCCTGTTCAAGAGATCCCCGATGTAGCCGTTGACGAAGAGTAGGCTGTGTTTGGCCTGCGGAATGCCCTCTTGACAAACATCAAACCTTTGATGTAGGATGCGTTGCGCTCTTGGGCGTGGAGCAAGGGGAGAAAGGGAACAGATGGGCAAGATGGCCTCACAAGCCGCAGCGAACCTGCGGGCGGAAATCACGCAGATCCTCGACACGGAACCCGACACACTGCATGCCTGGGTGTTGCGCGGTGTCTGAGGAGACGCACAGGGGGGGGATTGGGTGGCCCGGGACTTGCTTCTAGCAGCAGCGATCGCATGTTGTGCCATTACGGCAGTGGCAGTGCTTGCGATCGTGGGGCGTGCTTGGCGTCGACATAGGGGTACGGAATCGTTCGAGGATTGGTGGTACTAGCGATGTCCGTAGCAACGGCAGGCCAAACCTACAGCGAACGCATCGAGGTCGCGCGTTGAGCTCGACCGACAGCTCCTGGTCGAAGCGTTGATCCGTGGGCGGTTGCGGATGGGGAGGGTTTATGACGAGAACTGAAATTCTGAAGTGGTTGCGGACAGACTATGACCCTGAGGATTCGCCTCTGGCGGAGAAGGAGAATGCATTCCGGCAGGGCTTGGCATTGATTCTCGAAGCTGTGTGCCCCAAAGCAGAGCCCGCGCTGTTGGAAAGGGTTAGGAATAAAGTACAGCCTACGTGGCCTGCGCCGTACAGGCTGCTGTGTCCTCCTCCAGCGGACTTGGAGAATGCACTTCATGAGGCGCTGGCATTAATGATTGAGAGGTTGGACGGGAGCGATGGGTTGAATGGTACGGATACGTCCTTTTACTATTGCTTTGAGACGATTCACCATATTCGAACGAGCGGAACAAGGGCGGAAGAGCAGAAAAGAACAGGAAAGCACAATGAAGAAGATGCCTGAGGGGACGTCTGATACGAGCCGGATCCGTGTTGAAATCATCGCTACTGGCAAAGCAATCTACCCACAATCGTGGCCGAGAGAGTTGTTGCTGTGGACGACTGCCAACCATAGGATCCGTGCTTTTGCAAGGGGGCTTGAAAAGCGATTGAGGTGGTTGTGGTGGTAGAGAAATTCGATCCGGAGAGATTTCAGCTCAACGTTGGTGGTGAGGTAACGCCTGGATGGACTGAAGTAGATCCTTCGGCATGGGAAGACCAGTGCGAGGCATGCGGAGCCAAGAGCGTATTCTTTGAGGCTTCGCTTCCCCTAGCTCTTCTCGAGGTTGCCCAGGAGGGCAGGGTCCGGGATCTTGTGATGGATGTACTGACAGACATGCTCGCTGATCAAGCTAAGGTACCGTGTTCCGAAGCATCAGTCAGAACCGTTGCTGAGAAACTCAATGAACGATTCAAGATCGAAGGAGTCTGGGCCATGGTGCCTTGGCGAATTCAGCTCTGTCCTGAATGCGGCGTAGTGTTTCACAAGCGTATTGAGGAACTGTATGACTAACTCGACCTACGGTGAACGCATCGAGGCCGCACGCAAGGAGAAGGGCTGGTCGCGTGTTGAGCTCGGCCGACGCGTCGACCGAACGCCGCAGGCGATCCACATGTGGGAACGCCAAGGCCGCATGCCCCACGTTGCAGTCCGGAGGAAGCTCGAGGAATTGCTGGGGGTGAAGCCTCCGAAGTAGGATGGTTCGTGGCGCCATACGCCACGGGGGAGATGGAACATATGGGCACGAACGCCGGGATTGTCATCAACGTTTCGATTCCTTTGACGCTGTTCCCACAACGACTTGATCACCTGAAATGTGTTGTTGATGCTGTCTTGCCGCAAATGCAGCGCACGGATCGTCTTGTGTTTGTCGATGATAGAAGTTGCAAAGAGGTCCAGGAGTACCTGGCGTCCGTTGCGGCTGAGAGCCCGTTGCGGATCCAGGTGATCCATCGAGACCTCGCCTCCTTGCCCGAACGGTTGAGCGAGGATGGTCGACCCTGGCGGTTGGCCTCCTCGCGCAACCTGGGCGTTGCTAAGCTCGGAGATTGCGCGTTCTACGTGTTCCTCGATGCGGATTGCGTGCCGATAGAAGGCTGGCTCGAAGCGTATCGGGAGATGCGAATGGCGCACCTCTTTAAGCTCCCGCGAGTAACGTTCGGTCAAACCCAACACCAAGGACTGACACATTCGGAAGGTTCTTACTTGGATCCGCGGCTTTGCGGCCGGGATCCCGGTGACATGGTCCGACGTTTGGTGGCGCTGTTTGAGCGTGGCGGCGGCGGAAACATGGCGATTTGTCATTACGCTTGGGAGCAGACAGGTGGGTTCGATGAAGCATTTGACGGCGGGTTTGGCTATGAGGAGACGGAACTTGCGTGCCGAGCATATGAACATGGCGGAGAGGTGCTGTACGTGCCGGATGCGAAGGTGCTGCATCTCTACCACTCTCGGACCAAGACACACTTCCACAACATGGAACGAAACCGGCGGTTATTCATGGTCAGGACGGGGTTGTCGGCGTTCGCACGGAACGTGACTCAAGCATGACGCTCGAAGTCGGCTCGAGGGTTCTGACACCGAAAGGGCTTGGTGAGATCGTCGGGAAGGATCTTCCGGAGAGCGAGAGACTGTGGCGTTGGACCGTTCTCTTGGATGTGCCGTGGTGGGGCCGGCGGAAACTGTGTTTCTGGCCGAGAGAACTGAGACTGGAGGAAGTCAAGGAGGGGCGGCATGAACATCACGAAGGTGAAAGTGAAGGGCGCTCGGATCCACATCACGTGGATAACGCCTTGTGAGGGGTCAGGCGAACCGGACGAACACGAACTGCGTTCGAACGAAAGGCCAGCACAGCCATTCATCGATGCGATGCTTGGTCTGAGACAGGCGATCGTCGAAGAGGCGGAACTCCCAGAAGAGATGACAGAACAGATCACTCCGGTAGGCCTTAGCATCAAGCACTACGACGATGGGCGTATGGGCGCAGTGATCTCGGGCACTCGGAAGCTGACCAACAGCAATTCGCCCTTGGTTCTCAACACGCCGCACAAACCAAGCGAAGGAGCCAATGAGACGGATCAGACCCCATTGCTTGGTGAAGACACGACGGCCGCGGTCGACAAGGTCATCCATGAGGCGGTGAAGTACATCCAGGGGGAACGGGCGCCAAAGGATCAACAGTCGTTGCCTTTTGAAGAGAAGGCTTCGCCGAAGGATGAGATTCCGACGGTCGAAATCGATTTGGCTGCGAACTGTTCGGAGTGCGGTAAGCCAGGCGCAACACCGAGTGGCCTCTGTCTCGCATGCCTGGCAAAGAGGGTTGAAGCTCCATCAGAAGAGCCAGTTGGGGCGGCTGCGGCGTGGAAAGCAGACACGCTAATCAGTAGAACGGGAGCGTTGCGGTGAGACCGCGTAACGCATATGCAATCCGAGACAGCGAGAGGAACCCCCTCTACGGAGGCCCGGAAGGGTGCGTCTTGTCATCCAGCAAGTGCGGTGGTATGAGAGGTTCCCCCATTGAGATTGCCGCTGTAAAACGAGGCGTCGGTACACGCCTACCGTTCTACGCAGCCGGAGTAGCGCCCGGCCAGCCGCCCCACAAACAAGGAGAAACCATGAAGGTACTGAGCGAACAACAGAGAGTTAGCTTTCGGAAAGTAGCGGATCGAAGAGTACATGCGGGACTAGGAGGAGGACTATGAAGACGCTCGATCTTAAGCGGTGTGTGATGTGCGGATGGGTTGGGACAAGCGAACAGATGGCTAGTGGCAGTACATCGGAGTCGAAGGGGTATGATTTCTGCCCGGGTTGTGGGGCAGACGATTTCGAGGAGGTTATTGCTACCGGGACGCCAATCATCATTGAAACACGTTGCGGTGAAGCCAAGAGTGATTGGGGTGTATCTCTGAGCGGCAGCAGCCATCCAGACAAAGCAGATTATCTGGCGTGCGCAGACGCTACCCAGGCTCACTACTTTGCGGAACTGCTGTTGATCGCTCGGGGGGAACTCCTTGCAGAACGAGTGCTGCTGCACCTGCTATCTGCGACAACTCTGCTTGGTGAAGAGTCGGTAAAGATTCCAGTGCGTTTCAAGGATAAGCAGTTCGTTGTCTCAATGTTCGCGGAGTTGGCCAGTGAGGACGACGCGAGATGACCAACGGGGCGGCTGCGGCATGAACAAGCAAGCCCAACGCAAGGTGAAGACGTGGTGCAGTCTGACGTTCACACCTAGCGCAATGCAGACATTCGGCACACGGTGGATGTATGCACGCTACGTCCGACGATTCCTTGCACGGCATCATCGCTATCCGTTGCCGCAGGACTGGCCTGGGAAGCGGCGGCGGGGGAAATGAAGGCGAGGAGCACGATTCGCTCCATGTTGAGTAAGTAGCGCCAAAAGGGTGGCTGTGGTGTGGAAGGACATGCAAGGGACGATGTTTGGTTGCCCACGAGCCAAACGGACCTGGCGAATCGTGGAAGGCCGTGCACGGCAGTGCGTTAGCCGGGGCAGAGTCGGCCAGCCACCTAACGGCGCCGAAGGGAAGCAATGAAGCGAACGACAACCCTTGACCATCTTGTAGACTGCCTCTTCGAGGCGTTCGATCCCCGATGGGTGGAGTCCTCAGCCCGACCGGATGTCCAGGCCGTGGTGGATGGCTTGCTTGATCTTGAGGTCAAGCAGATCTGGGATGCGTCGAAGGGCGTCATCCGGACGCGACGGAAGCGCCGTCTCGGAATCCGCTTTCCCACGAGCTACGCGGTCAAGTACAAGCGGTGGATTCAGAGTCATGTGGACGGTGTTCACGAGATTGCCCAGACATGGGTCGAGAACGATCTGGTGCCGGCACTCGAGGCTCATTTGCAGGAGCGTGGCGACGCACAGTCAAACGTTGCTTCCTCACAAGTCGCGAAGCGAGACGCAGTAGACAAGATCAGCGACAAGCTCGATGAACTGAAGAATCTCTTCTATTCGTTGGCAACGGTAGATGCGCTACAGCAGCAGGTCGAGGACTACTCGCGGATGATGCTCGAGTACTCCAAGCGTAGCTGGGCTCGATCGATTCATCAGATTCGCAAGCTTGATCCGCTGACCAACGACGCGGCGCTTGAGGAGATTCTGAAAGCCCATGTCCATGAGAACGTCCGGCTGATCAAGTCGATCCCCGAGAAGTACTTCGGTGACGTCGAACGTGTCGTGATGGATGGTGTCCGTAAGGGCAAGGGCATCAAGGAAATCACCGATGAGATTACGAAGGTGTATCCGTCGAAGACTGCCGGACTGATTGCCCGCGACCAATGCGGGTCGTTCTGTGGCGCATTGTCTCGGGAGCAGTTCAACCAGGCAGGGCTGAAGACCTACATCTGGCGGAACATGCAGGATGAGCGTGTTCGCGGTAACCCCATGGGGCGTTTTCCGAATGCGAAGCCAAGTCACTGGGACCGCGAGGGGAAGGTCTTCGCCTGGGATGAAGCAAACGGCGAAATTCCCAGCGATGGACATCCTGGCTTTCCGATTGCCTGCAGATGCTGGGCACAGGTCCAGGAGGAGGAAGCGCTTTACGATCCTGAGAACACTGTTCAGCCTGGGGAGTTCTACGATGAGCTGCCAGAATCGAAACTTCTCGTGCAACCTGGTAGGCCAACGCCGTCGAAACCGAAGAGCTCGGCGAGCCCTCGTTCAAAACCTGTTGAGAAAGATTCGCTCGAAACGGCAATTGCGCAAGCAACAGCTGATCTGCACCGGCCCAGCAAGCCGCGTGTACGGGAGAAGTGCTGGGTGATTGGTTCGGGAGGAGAGGTTCGCCTGACTAAGATCGGAGGAAAACACTCCATTGAGCATACGGCAGATGAAGTGCGCGTGATGAGGGATGCTATCTACGTGCATAATCATCCGAGTGGTGTCTCTTTGTCGATTCAGGATGTCTATTTCGCGCAACGTGCTGGCATACGCGAGATTCGGGCAATCGGAAGCAAGTACAGCTACTCTGCCTGTTGGGAAGGGGAGATGCCATCGAAGTTCACCTGGGTAGCAACTGCGCAAGATATTGACCACGCACTGTACCGGAAATACCGAGTTTTGGTGAATAGCGGCAAGCTGCCGCCGGTGGAGGCGAGCATGCAACACCAACACGAACTGTGGACAGAGTTCGCAGAGAAGATGAAGGATCTAGGGCACAAGTTTGTCTACAGGAGGTGGCTGACATGAACGAAGGGTTTGCGCTCGACGATCAAGAAGTCAGTCGGTTGAAGTACAGCAGCGTGTGTTCGAAATGCAAACATTTGCGCGAGCTGTGGAGCTGCAAGGCATTCGATGAGATCCCTCTTGAGATCTGGAATGGCGAGAACGACCACACTGAGCCATACCCGGGAGACCACGGGATCCAGTTCGAGAAAGCGGAGAGTGAGTAATGGATGCGTGGCTTCTTTTCCTGTGGGCGACTCCTGAGAGGGGTGCACGCCGCCGTGGCCAGGGGAAGCGATTCGATCCAGCCTACCGTTCGTCAAGGCATGTGGCGACGAAGGCCAAGAAGCAGAAGCGCAAGGCGGGGCAGGCTTCGAAACGACGGAATCGGAGGCGGAAGTGAATGCCACGGAGCAACTGTGTCGGCTGAGGCTCAGCCCCAGCGGCAACGAATCATGCGATCGCATCACGCTGGCTTGCGTCATCTGCGTGTGGAAGCTTGCTCGAGCGATGGGATTTACTCCGCTGGTACCGGATCCGTCCCCGCGGCTTGATCCTGTTCCCTGCGCGGAGTGGGTCGATGACGCGTGAAAGCCAAGGGCTACATCGAGCAGATGCGCGGTGCTGAGCGGAAGGTAGGCTTCAGCGGGGCGGCTCATCAGTTGGTCTGCGACCTACTCTACGAAGTGAATGAGATTCGCCTTCAGCGCAATGCACGATCGCGTGATGCTATCGGCGCGATCTTCCGCGAGCAGGATCAGAAGTGGACGGCAATCTGCCGGTTGGACAAACGGCTGGATCCGGAGGGCTTCCGCCGACTGCTGAAACGCGAGTTTCTTGAGGTATGGGATCTGTGGCGCAGTTCGTCGCGGCCGCCAAAGGAGCCGACATTGCGAGAGGAGGAGAATGGCCATCCAAGACCTGAAGAAGCTACTGAGGAGATACCGGTTCCGATACACGAGCGAGCGGGAGCTGCAAGACGGGATCGAGACAATGCTGACGCAGGAAGGGCTTCCATTCCAACGCGAAGCAAGCGTCGTCGGCGGGGCAATCGATTTCTTAGTTGGCTCCGTCGGGGTCGAAGTGAAGATTGATGGCAGCACTGCAGATCTCATTCGACTACGATGAGACCTTCGCTTCAATCCTCAAGGGGTTGTGGTGAAGCGCTGAGTGAACTCTCGCAACAGAAGGATTCTTTTGTTGCGAAAGACCCAAGGCGCGAGACACGTGATAGGGACAGGGTTTCCAGGTGATTCAATGGGCCAAACTGCAGCGATGGCTTGACCTCTTCGTGTGTATCTGTATACTAATCTTAGTGTATAGAACCACAGAAGGGGGATGTCATGACCACAGCAACGGTCGACCGCACGGAAACGCTTCGAGATCTCTATGTGCAACATCGACTCGACGAGTTGTGTCATGGTGGCATTTCGCCGGCGGGATGTTTCTGGTGCGGTGGGCGGCACCCGAGTGACTGCTGTCCTCAGCAACGTGGGGAGATAACAGAGCTCTCCGATGCGCCGGGCATGCTGGTTGTGAGGCAACGCAGTTTCTTGTAGCGAGGGAGGTCAGGGCTGAACGCAAGGGCGAACGAGACCAAGGTACAGAAGCGCCGGGATGGCCAATGCTTTACAGCCGTGCCGGCGTTTGTGCGTGATGACATGCGCCTTGAGGGCGGATCGCTCCTCAAGTGGACCCCCGTCGGACCGGGGCGGTGGCAGATTGAGGTGTCGGGGTTTGAGGAGCCGAAGAGGGGGGGAGAATGAATCGTCGAAGGCGTAACCAGGTGCTACCTCTCAGTACGCCATGGTGGTGGAGGGCGTGGCGAAGAAGCTGGTTTCGTAGCTTATGGTGGAGACATTGGGGCATCAGGAAGTATCGATTCACTCCCAGCATGGATCTAAGAACACGCCACGATAACTAGAGAATCAGGGGAGGAGGAACAAGTGGGCAAGTATCCAGTAGGCACACTAACGCCAGCAGCCGAGCATCCCATCATCTATCGCGGCGACATGGTCCGGGCAATACGTGAGGATCGGAAGACGCAGACGCGGCGGCTCCGTGGGCTTCGCAAGATCAACGCGAGGCCAGACGAGTGGATGCTGGTAGAGGTTCGATCCGATGGTTCGTCAGCTGTGTTCGCGTGGAAGGGGTCCACGGCGGGGAATGTCGACGTCGCTGAGATCCGCTGCCCGTGGCACATCGGAGATCACTTGTGGGTCCGGGAGGCATGCCGCGCTGAGGAGCTAGAAACCGGGCAAGATGGAGTACGGTATCTGGCGGACGACCAATTCATCCCAATCCCCAACAGTAAGGCTATAGCCGACGTCTGGGGTGACCTCTACTGGTACAGGGCAAAGAAACGTGAGGATGGTCTAGGCAAGGTTGTCCCTTCTATCCACATGCCCCGTTGGGCATCGCGAATCGATCTTGAGGTAACGGGCTTCTGGTATGAGCGGGTTCAGGACATCCATAAATTAGAGGCGGTTGAAGAGGGCGTGGAGTATCGAGACGGATACTGGCTGGGTGGTATCCATCCTGTCAAGGGATCTCTGCAGCGTTGGTCAACAGCGCGACAGGCGTTTGCGAAGCTCAGGGATTCCATCCACGAAACCCCACGTCCAATCAAGAAGCGCCGAGTGATCACCCACTACGTCTCCCATCCCTGGGAGAGCATCCAGGAGGACCGCACGTATCGGGGCAAGCCGTGGTACGTACGCGGGAACCCGTGGGTGTTGGCAACGACGTTCCGGCGGATTGAGGGAGGAGCATGATCAAGACAAGTGGAGTCGTGAGGCAAGAGATTACCTTGCAGACGCAGCCCGACATGAAGACATGCGGTCATGCATGCCTAGCCATGGTCCTGGCCGTACCGGTGGAGAGCATCATCGATCGCTACGGCGGGGAGGTGTTGTCTGTTCAAGAGATGTGCTCAGCGTTGGAGGAATGCGGCGTTACATGGGATCGGCTTGTGTTCGGTACGATCATGCACGCCGGTTGGTACATTTTGTCAGCGCCTAGCCTCAACATCCGTGCCGGTATGCACTATCTGATCATTCGCTTTGAACAAGACGGCACAATCGTGGTCTTCGATCCGGCGATGGGGACGAAGTACCAGCCGGACGGTGGAGACCTAATCAGTTGGTCCGATGTGTTTCCATTCTTACCTGGAGGGCAACTTCCAGGAGGTGACGGAGAGTGAGTCTTACCACGATCGAATGGGCAGACCGTACATGGAATCCAATCACAGGCTGCACGCCTGTCTCAGAGGGCTGTGCGCATTGCTATGCCGAGAGGATGGCGAAGCGGCTGAGAGGACGATACGGGTACCCGGCAGACGATCCGTTTCGAGTGACGCTACATCCTGATCGACTCGACGAGCCGTTACGCTGGCGAAAGCCATCGATGGTATTTGTGTGCTCGATGGGGGATCTGTTCCACGAGGATGTGCCGGATGAGTTCATCGAGCAGGTCTTTGGCGTCATGGCGGCGATGTCCGAGCATGTCTTTCTTGTGCTAACCAAGCGACCCTTGCGCATGGCGGCATTCATGGAACGAGGATTCTCCTCAGAGATGGCAGTCGCCTACGAGGAGATCGGGCAGCGTGATCTCCCGGAGACGATGCGAGAATACGCGCCGGGCGATTCGACGTTCCCGCTGGATCCAGAGCTTCCACTCCCGAACGTCTGGGCCGGGACATCGGTTGAGAACCAGGCGGCGGCTGACGAGCGGATACCTCATCTACTCCGGACACCTGCGGCAAAGCGGTTTCTGAGCTGCGAGCCGTTGCTGGGAGAGGTGGATATCGTCGCACCAATTGGCCGTGCGTTTGCGAGGGAATGTGGGATCGATCTTGTTTCGGCACGCCCTGTTGGTATGGCGGGGCATCACGGCATCGATGGGGCCATCGTCGGCGGAGAATCCGGTCCAGGCGCACGTCCGATGCACCCTGACTGGCCGCGCAGGATAAGGGACGACTGCGTTGCAGCTGGCGTGCCCTTCTTCTTCAAGCAGTGGGGGGACAACCAAGGCCCCGGGTCGGGGCTCAAAGGACATCCATCATTCGAGGCTGGTTATCGCCCCGGCGCAAAAAAGGGAGGCCGTCTCCTCGACGGCCGCGAGTGGAACGAGATGCCGAGCCCTACTCGAATCGAAGGAGGAAGCGTGAAGACTACGGACCTACAGCGCGAGATGACCCCAAGTGAGAAAGAGATCTCTGCCGAGAAGAAGCGGATCGCGGAGTTGGAGGGGGCGTTGAAGAAGGCGGTGCAGGTTATCAAACAGTGGCACAACTTGCATGATCAGAACGGGTTCGCTGCAATAAAAGCCCGGATCGCGGAGTTGGAGACGGCCTTACGCGGAATCGGGATCATCGCTCTCGACACCAACCAGAGCATAGAGACACAGTTGGACGCCATTGTGGATACGACGGAATCCGCTCTTGCCACAACAAGAGGGAAGGTCGCGATCGATCGGGAATTGCTGCATGAGGCATGGCTCTTCCTGGTATCTGGTGTCCCGTGTGATTCAGATGTGCGGGTCACGTGTAACCAGCTCGCGGCGCTGCTGAAGGAGGAGTGACATGGAGACCAACCGGAAGATCGCGCAGCGCTGGCGCTGTTCAAGAGCGGACCGAAGGAGGACAGCGATGAATGACATGGTAAACGAGGAGATCAAGACGTGCCCAACATGCGGCAGGGGTGACGTATGGCAAGAGGCGGTGAATCGAACGCAATACGCCTACGGCAAGGACTGCGAGGCGATTGACTATCTGTTGGCAGAGGTATCCGTATTGTTGCTGCCAGGACAGAGCCGGCGACTGACAATCGAGGAATTGATCCGCACCAAGGATGCCCGCATCACGGAGCTGGAGGGCGAGAATGCGAGGCTGCGAGAGATGTTCAGACCAGTGTCCGGCTCATGGTTTTGGAGAAACTGTCGTGCGAATCGCCGTCGCGAAGGTACGAAATGCTGTGCCACATGTCCGTTCCGAGAAGAGATTGAGAGGAGTGAGCGATGAACGAGATGATTCCTGTTGTGCGAATCACTCCAGGTTATGACCTGGAGGGGAGTCCGTACATCGTCGCGCTGTCACCACAACATTCGATGGATCTACTGGCTCTGTTTGACGGCGCAGAGACAGGCGAATGGTACCGCTTCGAGTATGTACAGATGGCGAAGGATGAATATGATGCCCTGCCGGAGTTCACGGGGTTCTAGAAGGAGTGAGCGATGGAAGACGACTACCACTCAGACAGCACAGGCGCGATCTATTGTGACGGGTGCGGCCGTGTGATTGGATGCGTATCTGTATCCCTGGACGGGCATTGCTACTGCCCTCAATGTGCGGAACGAATAGCCCCCGCCGAGGCAGGAGAGGAGTGAGCTATGGCGAGCGAGAAGATCGAGCGAGGCAGAGAAATGGATCCAGAAATGAAGGCCCGGATAGACAGGATGGACTATGAGGCGATGCTGCGTTTGTGGCGAAATGCAGCGGCCGGGCATCCGATGTTCCAAGGTAAGGCGGGTCAGTACTTTGAGCAGCAAATGGCTGAGAAACGCGCTGAAGTCGGGAACGCTGCTCACGTAACTGCGAGCAAGAACATAGGATGGAGCGGATGAGACAATGGTGGCGCAAGCAGGTAGGCAGGCCATTCTGGTTGTGGTTGTGGGAAGCGGAATGGATTCCCCTGGGCCGATTGGCACCGCATGTGCTGGGATTCTACCTCGGTTCCAAAGGACAGAGGATTAAGACCGCTGAACCAGGGGAGGAGTGAGCGATGAAGACATTCTACTGTTCTGCGTGCGGAGAAATCTCGCGAATTGAGAACGCGAAAGACGTTGTGTATACGCCAGGAGCACGGCACGCAACCAATTGCGAGCACTGCGACACTCGCTGGCTCTTGGGTATGGAATGCTGGGAAGAGGAGCCAGGAGAGGAGTGAGGGAAAGTGCCATAGGGATCGACTGAACACCCTCACAAATCCCCGCTGACGCCTCCGCCGGATCTCAGCACAGCTCCAAACGCCTCTTTCGGGGCGTTTTCTTGTTGGATGCATCGGAGGCGATCCGATGCTCACATCCATTGATCAGGTCGAACAGTTGCGCGCGGGCTTGGATCCGTCGCAGAAAGAGCTGGCATTTGATGCCTACCGTCGTGCTCGAGCAGCACATGAAGCCGCCGGTTTCTCCGAAGCGGAGTGTGATGAACGCGCAGGCACCATTGCGTTGTCGCGCATCGATGCGCGGCAAGAAGTAGTCGCAATCTGTGATTCGTTGTACGACGGCGAGTGGCCGCGGCCGGGAAAGGGCGCGCCGCACAATCCCTATGGCGGCTATGCATCGGTTGAGTATCCTGGCGGATGGCAGGGCTGGTCTGATGCGTGGCGTGTCTATATCGCAGGGATCGAAGACGCAAAGGCTTTCCTTGATGTCAGTGAATGGATCTGGGCACTGCATGGGGCTCTGAACTACCAGACACCGCTTTGGGATCTTCCTGAGGTTGAGGCGCGTGAGGGCGCGCTTCCCGAGACACAGGTGCTCTCTACGCCAGCGGACCATGGCCTGAAGGCATGGAAAGACGTACCGGAGGGCGAGTCGCAGATCCGCTATGCCGCGCCGTCGGAGAACGATCTTGAAACGCTGTACCGCATCTACCAAGAAGAACGCAAGCGCAAGGAGATCGACAGCCTACTGGATTTCAGCCCTGAGGCGCTTCGCAAGCTGCTTGGCCATGAGGCACGTGCCGACGGCCGCGAAGTCCGGATTGATACGATCAGTGAGTTCAAGGTAGTTCGACACGACGCAGAAACCGGCTTGCTGACGCTCGATATTCCGATCATCCAATTCAAGGCATTGCCGTACCTCGATACCTCCGGCCAGGTGGTCTGGGAGGCGAAGCTTGCAAAGGACTTTGCCACGCCAGCGTATCTCTCGACGATTCCTGGCCGTCCCATCACGCGCACACACCCGACGGGCCGCGTGTTCGATGGTCTTGGTGTGCTTGAGGAGATGACGCCGGAGGAATCTGCCCAGCGAACCTTGGGGCTCCATCACCGTGACGATCGTGCCCACTGGGTCGAGGACGGGAAGGTTTGGTCGCGAGTGACGTTGTTCGAGCCGAGCCTTGTGCAAGACGTGTTGTTGCGTAAGGAGCGCGAAGTATCCGTTGGCGTTCTAGCGGTGCCGGCTGACGAAGAAGGAGATGACGCCTTTGGCCAGCACTACACGAAGCGCCAGACGCTGCCGGTTCATGATCACACAGCGTTCGTCCCGCGGGGACGATGCGGTCCGGAGTGTGCCGTAGTGCTCGACGGTGCGGTCCAAGTGAAGCCGAACAGGAGCACAGGAGGAACGATGGAGAAGAGCAAGCAGGACGGAGGACAGACGCCTCCGGGATCTTCGGCCGAAGAGCCCCGCGTGCTGCAGATTGCTGATGCAGCGGACGAGACCAAGAGTCTGACCATCACGCTCTGCCCGGATGTCAAAGAAGACGACGCGGCAACCTGGCAGACACGGATTGACGAGATTCTCCAGGCACGGATTGATGCCGAAGCAAAGATCGTCGACCTGAACAAGCAGATCGAACAGCTGACCGGAGCCAAGGACGGTGCTGATAGTGAGCTCGAGACCCTTCGGCAGAAGGTGTCCGATCTGGAGACGGCACAAACGACACTCGACGACGGTCTCGACGAGCGAATGATTGCGTTGGCCGATGAGCGTGCCGTGATGATTGCGTTCATGGCTGACGCAGTGCCCGACTACGCCCATCAGGGCAAGTCGATCGCGCAGATGCGTCGCGATGCGCTCGAGGCGTACTTCGATGATCTTGACCTCAAAGGCAAGTCAGACGACTACATCGCTGGCCGATTCGAACAGCTGAAGGACTCATTGGCTGAGCCGGTTGGCGATCGCCAAATGCGTTCGACGAATGACGGAGACGACACGAAGGATGTGGATCCTCGCCAGAACCTGCACCGGGACCCGTCCAAGGCCGCCGCGCAGTCGACGGGTTAGCGCGCCAGTAGAGGGGGATAGGAACGATGAGCACGGGAGAGCGAATTCTCAAGAAAGGACGAATCCCGACAGGCAGCGCGGCCGGCGGCCTTACGTGGGGCCGATTCGCGGCTGAAGACACCGTTGAGTTCGGCGCACCGGTGGAGTATGGAACCGACACTGAACGCCAGATGAAGGCGTACGCCGGCCAAACCTTTGCCGGGGTCGCAGTGTGGGACGAACTCCAACGCTTGCGATCGCGTGATGGTTCCGGCAATCCGGTGTGGCTCGAGAAGTATTACGACGGTGATTCAATCGCCGTTCGCCGGAAGGGGCCCGTTGTGGTCGAAGTTGGAGAAGCGATCGTTGCCGGAACTGATTCGGTGTACGTCTCGACAGACGGCAAGTTCTACAAACAGGCCGGAGACGGCCGAACGCAGGTTACGAACGCCTCGTGGGGTTCGGACTCGCAGTCGGCTGATGACTTAACCCTGGCCGAGCTGATTCTTGATCTGCCGGGATAGGGGGAGGACAGACACAATGCGAAACCTCAATACAGGAATTGCTCGACGCGCTGATTCTTTGGTCCTCCCGGAGGAGCTCCGCGCCATCGACACAACGCTTCGCGAAGGCGTCGACCTCGAGGCGATGATCGCGCGGCAGGTGCTGGGTCTGGAGACCAAGTACCATCCCGCGATTCAGGAAATCGAGTTCCAACGAGTCACTCGTGAAGGCGCGGCGCGCGTGTTCAATGCGCTGATGACAGACGACGTGCCCTACGTCGACCTGCACACCACGCCGCACACACACAAGATCAAGTCGCTCGTGATTGGCTTCCCGATCTACAAGCACGAGCGTGACGCGGCAGATCTGACCGGTAGGGACATCGTCGGCTCGAAGACCGTTGGCGTGCACCGCGCGGCGACGATTCTCGAGAACGACATCTTCTGGAACGGTCTTGACGCGAACAACATCCTGGGCGTGCTGTCCTACCCAGGCATCCAGACCTTCACGGTGGCGCTGAATGCCGGAGCGACGTCTCGGAAGTGGGCTGACAAGACCGCAGCCGAGATCCTAACCGACATCACCGACGTGTGGGCGCTGGTGAATCTGCAGGACAACTACCACGCGTCGATGGCGGTGTTCAACACGACCGACACGAAGTACTTGCATCTGCCGTATTCGGCAACCGTGCCGACAACCGTGTGGCAGATCGTCCAGAACGCAGGCTGGTTCTCGGCCGGTATGCTGACCTCGGAGAAGGTCCCATCGGGGACGTTCGTGGTGCTGCAGAACACGCGCGACGTGGGTGTCAACGCCCTGCCGCAGGATCTCACGCGGCAAACGCCGGTCCGGTTGGGATCGTTCAAGGAAGAGGTGGCGTTCGAGGAACGCTACGGTGGCGCGTTGGTGTATCGCCCGCTCGGGATCTGCGTTGCGACCGGTATCGCCTAGACCAGAGGATTGCAATAGCACGCCTCAATCGGCAATGAGGGAGACGAGACATGTCGAAGGTCAAGGTGCACAGTGAGCACCATCAGATTCTCCGGTACGCAACAGGCCTCGATCTTACTCCGGGTGAGAATGAGGTCGAAGAGGAGCTCCTGAAGGCGACGGTTCAATCGACAGAAGACGCACCACTGTCGGTCCGAACGCTCTGCAAGCAGGGACTCCTCGAAATCCGGAGGCCACAGATGAGTGTGTCGAGACGCTAGATTGGCTGATGAACCCAAAGATCTAACGACGGGGCGGGTCCTGAACCCGCCCCGCTTCATTGGGAGGCACCCGTGAGCTATACGTTCTGTCCAACAGCCTCCGACGTTCGCAATGTCCGGGCGTTTAAGATGAATGACACGGCGCTCGAGTATTACATCGATCTCGCCGAGACCTCGTCGTTTAACTTCTTGACTAGTTCGGCGATCCCTTCCGACACGGCACGCAAGCATCTCTGGGCACTGATGGCGGCGCATCTAGCCACGGTGATGCGAGAGCCGGAGCCGACAGCGGCGAAGTTCGGGAAGGTATCCGTTGAATGGCAGGGTATTCGTGGAGCCAGTGCTGCTGTTAGCGAGGATGAGTTGTCCTTCTCCTCTCCCGGGAAGGAATTCCTCCGGCGCTGGAAACGCTACAACCGCGGGAGAGTCTTGCGGTGAAGGTGACCGATACGAACTCCTTGCCCAAGATTGTGGCTTCGTTGCGCAGCATGGCCGAACACGAAGTCGAGATTGGCATCTTCGGCGACCGGGCCGAGCAGCCCGTCGGCGATTCCAAGATCACCATGCGTGATCTTGCGGTGATCCTTCACGAGGGTTGCGATATCCGTGTGACGCCGAAGATGCGTGCGTACCTACACTACATGGGGTTGCACTTGAGCCCCGACACAACGCACATTCACATTCCACCACGGCCGTTCGTCGATCCGATTCTCGAGGATATTGAGATCGCGGGGGTGCGAATCATTCAAGCGGGGATCGACCAAGCAATTGCCAATCCTGGCATGAATCTTACCCAAGAGACATGGCACCGGGTTGGTCAGACTGTTATTGGCATGATGCGCAAGTCGATGATCGATCTGCGCGAACCGGCCAATCATCCGTTCACGATTCAGCAGAAGAAGTCAACGAATCCGTTGGTCGACCATGGCCACCTGCAACGCTCGGTCGTTGAAGAAGTGCGACACAAAGGTGTCGCGGCGGTGTCCCAATGAGCGGTGGATTTCTCGGTTCTGCGATGCAAGCCGCGCTACTCCCATTCGAGGAGACCTTGACGCTTGATGCGACAACGAAACAGCGCAGTGGTGGCTACACCACAGAGGTAGCCGCGGATCCTGTGGCGTTCGATGGCGTGATTGTTGAGGCTGCGGTGTGGCAACAAATGATTGCCAGTGGTGGTGTGCTTTCCGCAACGCAGCCATTGCTGGTCGTTGGCGCAGACACGCTCGATGCCAACGGAGACGCGCTTTCAATCACCAAGGATGCTCATATCACCAACGGCGCCGGCGAAGTCTACAAAGTGCTTCGGCGCGAGGTTGAGTCTGAGCGTTTCGGCCTGATGGTGTTCGAACTGACGGAGGAGCTGTGAGCTTCGACCTGGTGGACTTGACCCCACTGGTACAGCAGTTACTGTACGGCCGCACCGACCCCGCCGAGGATGCCTCTGGCGGGATCATGGGTGCATGCAGCTTGACTGAAGCACAGGTTGTGGCCGAGGACGATATCGGTGACCGGCCGGAGGGGCTGTTCTTGACGTTTGCTCTACCCGAGGCCGGCGGTACGCCGTTGCGCGACCATCCTCACAATCCATATAAGCGCGTAGACCTGGATCCTGATGACGAGAATGGCTGTTTGCTTGTCCGCGAGAAAGTCTCGCGTCACACATTGCGTCTCTCGGTGCATGCCCCGGCGCGGACACATGCATCCGAAGAGGTGTTTGCCGTGGCCAAACGTGCCCAACGCTACCTTGGAGCACAAGCCCAAGGGGAATTGAACTTGTTGGGTATGGACGCGCTGATTGTGGATCCAGGACAAGTCAGGGACGCCACGACACGCCTCAATCGCTCGATCGAACGAGTGGCCCGCTTTGAGGTACGCCTGCATGTCGGCGAGACCACTCAAACCGCGGCTGGGACGTTCGACAAGGTGACGTTCACATTGCAGAAGGGGAACGACGACGGGACGCAGGAATCGAAGGAGATCCCATGAGTTGGAAACGACGTATCAGATCGACCTATCCCCACCCGACGAAGTATGGCGATCGCCTTCGTTTGGTGCCGGGGATCAACCGGGTAGAGGAAGAGCTCCTCGACACCTTGAGAAAAGAGGATCCGCGTTTCGCCAATCAGTTCGTCGCTGGCAAGCTCGTGGATGACGGATATCAGGTGGCGTGGATTAGCGGCTGCCTGTCAGAGGATCCCGATGGCCTCACAACGCTCGAAGTCAATGCCATTGGTGTTGAAGAAGCGCTGGCCTTGGTGGGGGAGTTCAAGAACGACAAAGCAGCCCTCTCTCAGTTGGCGACGTTGGCTGAAAAGGGCGGGATCTCGCGGGTGTTCCGTGAGGCGCTTGAGGGGGTGACGGCATGAGCTTCGAACGCATTCATGTCTCTGTTGTCGATCGAACCCGGCCGCTTGCGGAGACGCCGTTCAACATTCCGTTGATCCTCGGTACTTCCACTGACGAGGAAGCGGTCAAAGATACGCTGAAGGCCTACAGCTCAGACGATCTGACGGCGATTGCAGCGCACTTCCCGACAACCACGCCAGAGTACAAGTCGGCGGTTACGTTGCTGGCGCAGGATCCGCATCCGGAGACGTTCTACATCTACTCCAAGACGCGATCTGCGACGCCATTGGTGACAGATCTCTCTGACGCGCTGACCGAGGTCGTTGCTGCGTGTGAAGCCGGCGGGTACTCCTTGCCCTATTTCGTTGGACTGACAGAACACGAAGAAGTCGAAGGAGACCAAGCCGAGCTCGCAGATTCGGTATCAGCACGGATGATGTACCTGTTGCTCGCCAACCAAAGCGGGTTGACGTCTGCGGAATGCGTAGCCCAGTCACTCGCGATCAATTCCGATCGCGTGTTGCTCGTGGCGCACGATGATCCCGATAACGAACTGCCAGACGCGGGCCTGATGGGCCTGTGGGCCGGGAGTGAAGTCGGCAGCCTAACGCTGACCCACAAGCCGCTCAACTCTGTTGCTACGGCATATTGGAGCTCCGGAGATATGGTGACGTTCACTGCCAAGATGCACGCCGCCGGCGCGTGTATCCCGTACATCACCCAAGCCGGCGTGCCAATGACCATCGGTTCAGAAGGCACGAACGGAACCTTTGCCGATCTTCGTCGCTGCAAGGATTGGCTGAAGGTTCGGATGGAAGAGTCGATCCTCGGTCTACTTGTTCGCAATGCCAAGATCCCGCAGACCACCCATGGCCTGAACATGGTCCAAGGAGCGCTTGAGGGGGTCCTGAACCGCGCGCTTGAGAAGCAAATTGTGCAGCCGCGTGGTGGCTCCGGCGGACGCTGGGAGATCAGCATTCCAACGATGGAATGGCTCGCGGCGAACGATCCCAACGCTCTGGCCAACCGACACCTGAGAACGATTCGCGTGCGGGTGTGGCCGGTCGGTGCGTGGGAAGAGTTCACGGTCATCGTCTATCTGAGCTGGGAGCTCGCGAGCTAGGAGGCTGAGCCATGAGTGACATCTATGATCCGCAGAAATTCACCTTCGTTGTCAACGGCCGGCACATCACGAAGTGGAAGAAGCTCCGTGGCGGCCGATCGCAGGATCGCGTCCATGGCTTTTCTACGGCCGATGGTCAATCCTATGCTGGTATTGACAGTTCGCAACTTGGATTCTTCGAATTGACGCTGCCGCATGTCAATCCTCACGCGGCATTCTTGACGAACCTCGAAGCGATGAAGGATCCGTTCCCGGTAGCGGCGATTGACAAGTCGCCCGGATCACCCAGAGGTGCACGAGGATCGCAATGCTTGGTGCGCAAGCTTGCCGACATGGAGCGCGGCAAGGCCGAGGAAGACACCGACGAGTCGTGGGAATTCTTGGTGCTTGACTTCACGTCTGGCTACCACGGAGACCCGACCGATGATGAGACACCGCTGCCAACCACTGAAGGCTAGGTAGCACAACGTAAGTGATTGATGCAGCCCGTCTCCACGGTGAGGGAGGCGGGTTGCTTCTCAATAGGAGGGGACCATGACCGAGAACGAGAAGGCGCCAGTCACGCAGCCCGCAGTACAACCGAAACCCCCAGCACCCGCGCCTGACAACGACGTGTGGTACACCGATCTTGGAATGACGGCTGTCAAAGTCGGACCGAAGCACTGGGCGTTTCAGCAGGTGAATGGCGATTACCTGAAGACGGCACAGCACAAAGCTCGCAACCCGCGGACCGGCCAGACCGATGATCGACGGCTGTTCCGCGTGTGGTACGACGACGTTGTGCTTGGCGAGGCTGTGCTCGACGGCAAAGAGAACTGCACTGGCGTGAAGCCAGGAACAAGGATCCCGATCGAGCAACTCAATGCACCAGCATACAACGCCTTCGAGGCGGCCTTGACGTCGTTTCTGGGCTACCTCGACTGAGCGGCTTCTCCGGGTTGGCATCATTGAATGCCTTGAACGGTGGGCACTCCTCTTCTCCGGTTATCTGACCTACGAATCACTGTGGGGGGCGCCGGAGGGGGGCATGGTGCCGCTCGAGGCCGATGAGGTGCATCTCGCCTACGACGAGTGGGAGAGATTCCGCAATGCGGAGAAGGCGTGGAAGGAAAACGACGACAACGCAGGCATCACGTTTGATCCGGCACTCTACCGGATGCAGCGGTTAGAGGAGCTGGATGACGCATAGGCCGTAGCTGGCCAGGGGAGAGGAACACATGAGCCGCCGCATCTCTGTCATCGTCGATGAACGCGGTGTCAACAAAGTCGCCAATTCCCTCAATCGCCTGAACACTATTGGCAACAAGACGGTCGGTGTTCTGCATCGGGTGATGTCCGGAGTGAAGAGCGTCGGCCAGTGGATCTATCGGTATCGCTATCGGATCACCGCGGCGTTCTCCGCTGCGATGTACGCCATTGGCCGGACGTACATGTCCTTTGAGGACACGATGGTCCGAACCAAGGTGGCACTGCGTACCACCGACGCGGACCTCAAGTTGCTCGAAGAGACTGCTCTCAACATCGGCAAGACGACATCCTATTCAGCAGGGGAAGCCGCCGAGGGAATGAAGATCCTCGGCCGTGCTGGCATGGCCACGAAGGACATCATTGCGTCCATCGCGCCGGTACTCGATCTCTCCTACGTCGCAGAGATTGATCTCGGTGAAGCAGCTGAGAAGACGGCCCACATCCTCCAGATGTGGAACATGGAGGCCTCTGAAGCGACACGCATTGCTGATGTGCTTGCAATGTCGGAGCAGGTTGCCACCGGTTCGATTCTCGAAACGGCAGACGCTCTCAAGTTTGCAGGTATCGGTGCTGCCAAAGCGGGCATTTCCTTCGAAGAGACCACGGGAATGATTCTCGAGCTTGCCAAGGGCGGAATCCTCGGTTCAATGGCCGGCCGATCGTTGCGAATGAGCTTCATCCGGTTCGAGCGGATCAAGACTGGCCAGACCGCGAAGTTGATGACCCAGACATTTGAGCGCCTTGGTCCGGCAGTCAATCAGGCTGTGCGGGCTGTTCAGAAGGGGCAGATGGGTTTCGTCGAGTTCGTTGGTGTACTGACTAGGGCTGGTGCCACGCTCGGCGATATGGCGAACATCTTCGAGGCGCAGGCAGCCCCGGCGATGCTGCAGCTCGGCCAAGCCACTGGAGAGAGCTACCAGAAAGTCGTCAACGTACTTGTCGAATCCGGCGGCTACGCGAAGGATGCTGCAGCTGAGATCGCCGGCACGTTGACGGCAACGGTCAAGAAAATCAAGGCTTCGCTTGGTGTGATAGCAATCGAGCTCGGTTCGACCGTTGCGCCGGATCTTAAGGATTGGCTGAACAACACACTGCACCCGTGGATCAATGATGTGACCGAAGCCTGGAACACCGGTGGCGACACGTGGCAGGAGAAGCTACGTAGTGTCTGGGATGGCAAACTGAAGCCGGAGTTTGAGCGCGGGCTCGCATCGCTTGGCGACTTGATCGCAAAATGGACACCGAAGCTTGCTGAGGGTATCGGTAATCTAGCTGCAGATCTTGTTCCTTCATTGGTTAAGGGAACGGCTGCGGGTATTGGGAAACTGACTGCGCAATCATGGTCTGGCTGGAGCGCACTCGGTGATTGGATGATGGCGCACACGACCGGCTTCTTCGCCACGACGATTCCGAACGCGGCCAAGGGGGCTGCACGTGCTGTAGCCAACGGAGTGATCGGTGACTTAAATGCCTTGCCTGGCGTGAATATTCCCTCTTTGGGCAAAGACCCCAAGGCGGGTCATGCAGGTCAGGGCACTGCAGGGACGCTCGCCGGTATGGGCATTCTCCCGCCGGGCTGGACGCCGACACTAACCTCTCAACCTAGGGAAAGTGTTACCGAACACGCGCGTGGCCAAATGGAGTTCTTCAACGTCTCCGAGATGGTCAGCATGTTTTCTCAAGAATTCGGACCGAGTGAGCAACTCGATGCGCTTCTCAAAATTGCTGACAATACAGAGGGGGATGCGGCCTCTGGAGGGTCTTCCCCAGCTTGGTTAAGTAGTTTGGTGGACAAGATGGGGCTTTCAGATCCACTAGGAAGCGTCCTTGGCCCAATTGGTGACACGCTCCTGTCATATGTAACGGATCCCATTGTCAGCGCGCTTGACAAGCATCTGGGTCCTACTACAACACGACTGCAGAAGCTTGCCGATCGAGCGCTCCGCGTGTTGGATGTGCCGCTAGGGGCGCTGAACATGGCGTTGGATGGGATCCTAATGTTACTCGGTCAGGACTACACCTCCGGCCGTCTGACGAACGAAGGTGCCTACCAGTACGCCTACGCGCCAGCCGGTGGTGGAAGTCTCTCTGCAAGCAGTGCGCTGCAGGTTGGCAGCATGCATTTCCACGGTGTGTCTGGTGGAGAGGATGCTGGACATCAAGCTGTTCATGAGATTGCCCAGTACGAAGGCCTCGCCTCGCGCCAACAGGCTCGCAGCCTTCGGCGAGGCATGGTGAAGAGCGAAGCCCAGGAGCGCTGATGCCACACAACGCAATGATTCGAGATGAACAAAGCGGTGAAACGTTGCTTCTGTGGGCGGTGACGTCGGAATCGCCTCGGTTCACTAACCAGATTACCGGTGAGCCGATCGACACGAAGAAGACGGGAGGTCACCTCAATGCTCGCGTACTTGCCGATCACATTCACCACGAACCACTTGAATTCACAGCCATTGTCGATCTTACTGGCGGGCCGGGCGGTGTAGAAGGTGCCGTCGGTGGCCCCGGCTACGACGTGGAGCAGCTTAACAAACTGACAGACTTCTCCAACCGGCATACGACCTTTTCCTATACTTCCTACACTCTAATTGGCGACTCCCCACGAGGGGAGAATGTGCGGCCGGGACTGACGTACCCGTTTCTTGGATTGGCCGAATTTCGTGCAATCAAAGCAGCTGGCGGCAAAGGCGAAAACATCATCGGGGCAACGGTCAAGTTCCAGTCGGTGGTTATCACCTATGGCGGCCAAGCAATCACGGATCCAGACGTCGCATACGGCAACACCGATGAAAGAGACCTCTCAATAGAGTTTGGACTAGAGCGTGGGTACGGTCGTCTTGGTGCTCTGCTGGGAGCGTTTGTCGGGTCCTCGATTGGCGGTCCAATCGGCACATTGATTGGTGCCGCAATTGGCACAGCGGTAGGCACTGTTGTAGGGGCGTTGGTTGTTCAAACCGGTTCTGTTCCCCGACAGCTGTTCACTACAGAGATCGATGGGATCCCGTTCGATTTCGAACTCCGTTCGAACCCGGATCACGGCATCGTGACGTTCTCAATGAGCTACGAAGGCACGGACTTGGTCCGTGAGCAGCGCGTGATGTACGGGATGAACCTGCTTTCTGGTGTGACACATCGCATCGTTCATGGTCTCCATATCGTGCCGCTCGATCCCTCCGGAAGTACTGACGAAGTGACCTGCGAGAACCTCGGCCGAACTGTACATCTGCTGGTCTTCCAGGAGGACTAGGGTGGCCAAGAAAATTGCAGAGTTTCAATCTGAGGGTGGTGGCTGGCGGATTAAGGTGACAACGGCTGGCGGCACGGAGTTCTATTCTCGCGATGAACGCCAGCCAAACCGTGGCTATGGTACTCCGGAAGGACGTTACCTGATTCGATTTCGCATTCCGTTTGACATCTCTCCCGACAACGACCTCGGCGAGATTCGCTTGTACAACTTGGACAAGGCCTCCGTGAAGCAGTTCAAGCGTGGCGAGCTATTGAAGCTCGAGGCGGGCTATCACCCATTCGAGAAGCACAAAGAGCTCGTGCTCAACGGCACGATCGAGGACCTCGTGGTTGAGGAGCTTTCGAAGACAACGCGCATGCTGACGGTCTACGTTGGCGACACCACCGACATCTGGCCCGTGGCGACAGCCACGAAGGGCTATGCGCCGGGGATCAAGCCGAGCGTGATTGCGGCAGACTTGGCGAACACCATCGGTCTCGACATTGGCAAGATCGACCCCAAGGTTGACCCACCGTATGCCAAACGAGGCCTGGCGTTGGTCGGCGCGACACGCCCGATGTTCGAACTGCTAGCACGAGACATGCAGTCTGTGGTTTACGTGGCCCGCCGGAAGCTCTACGTGTTGCCGCCGGATCAGGGCGTGTGCTCTGGCGTGGTGCTCTCCGGAGACAACGGACTTCTCTCCGCCAAACCAGCGATGGAGGTCTCGGCTGATATGCGATACGTCCACTCGATCGAGTCGGGCGAGAAGCCACAGGTGCATCAGGTGCAGGCGCTGTTGACTCCGAAGCTATGGTCCAATCGAACCTTCGAAATCGATGCGGATGATCTGCCCGGGACATGGCGTACGATTGCCGGCGATCACTCAGCCGATGGTCGCTCGTTCTTGACCACGGTCCGGGTGGCAAAGGGATAGACAATGTCCACACACGAGGAAAACACTGCAGTCTTGCTTCGCCAGTTGCTGGAGGCCCGTCTTGAGCAGGTTCATACGTGGTTGCCGGCCAAGCTGATTGAGTTCGACCACACGACGCTTCGCGCGACAGTCCAGGCAACACTACTCAAGGTGATGGGGCCGCCGGAGAATCAGACGAAGCTTGAGTTCCCGACGATCTTCGAAGCCGATGTGCTGACAATCAAGACGCACACCTTCGGCATGCGTGCTCCGTATGAGGTAGACGATCCAATCTGTCTTGGCTTCTACGAACGTTCGACCGAGGAGATTCTGACCGACATCGAGCAACGTGATCCGAAGTTCTCGCGCAAGCACCATCTCACGGATGCATTGGTCGTACGTGGTCGGATGACAGATGACGAAGGCACAGACCGACCCTTCCCCGATTGTTGGCTAGACGAGTGGATTTTCTTCCACCGGGACAAGCCGGGAACGTGCATCCGGATGCTGCCGGATGGTGCGGTGGTTGTGCAAGTCGACGACTCCGCGAAATGCTACATCGGATCAGGGACGGAGGGTTGTGAGCCCGGCGACGTAGCCGTCGACTACGCGATTCTTGGCACACGCCACCGCGCGTGGGCTGAGGCTCATGTGCACGGTGATGTAGAGCCTGGCGGTGGTGTGAGTGGACCGCCAACAGTAGCCCCGCCGGCAACAAGCGAGCATGTGCTGATCGGAGAATAGATGCCGACAACCTATCCAACGACTTCGTTCAAACTGATGACGCTCACGCAGCCCGGCACGTTGGGGCCGGTGTACGACCTGGACCTCGGAGAGGACGGCGGCCCTCAGCTGGTGGAGGACTCCCAGGAACTCGCTCAATCGATTGCGCTGCGTCTACGCATGATCCGTGGCGAGGCATGGGAAGAACCGGATTGCGGTCTACCGTGGTTCGATTTCCTCGGCGCCAAGCCGGGCAACCTCAGCCTCCTTCGGCACGAGATTCTCCTCGAGCTCCGCAAGGATGAGCGCATTGTACAGGTTGATTCGCTGATCATTACAGAGGATCCGCAGCAGCGCGCAGTGACCATCAAGGCGGCAGTCCGCGGTGTTGACGGTTCGACGATTCGGGTGGAGGTATAGATGAGCGACCTTACGGCAACAATCAATGATGAGACGTTTGGCATCCTCGAGACAGGCTTCCGCCGACCGAGCGTAGTCGATCTCCTCCAACAGCTTCGCATTGATGCCGCTGATGAGTCGTTCTCGTTTGGCCCGAATGCTGATCTCCGTGCGCATTCTCCGCTTGGACGATTTCTGGCCGCGATTTCCAAGCAGGAAGACCGTGATTGGAAACAGCTTGAGGCTTACTACTACGCCGGCTTCATTCCAACGGGGACCGGCGCTTCTTTGTCGAGCAAATGTGCCGAGATGGGTATCGCCAAGACCGCAGCCACCAAGGCGTGGACTGTTCTCACCATTCTCGGCAGCGCCGGTACGGTGATTCCGGCGGAGGATCGTTGGCAGGCATCGAGCGGCGTACTGTTTGAAACGCTGAGCCAGGTCGTGATCGGTGCCCGCGGAATCGCTGATGTGAAGGTCGAAGCAGTCGTTGCCGGCGCCGACGGGAACGTTGCAGCCGAAACGATTGCCACACAGGTCAATCCAATCTCCGGCGTAACCTCTGGATCGAATACCTACGATCCAGGCACAACACGGATTCTTGGATCGAATGACCAAGGCCGGATTGCGTTGGCCGCCGATGGTAGCAAGAACGACTACCAGCTCGTGCGGGTGGCGGATATTGCCCATCCGTACTGCTTGGACGATCTGATTGTGAAGGTGGCCAACGACGCCGAACCGACACCGTTCACTGCGCTGTTCAACTTCCATCTCGAGGTGCTCGATCACGCAACGGGAGAACTGCTGGGTCGGACCGAGACGCAGACGTTCGAACTTGAGGCTGGCGTATCCCAGACCTGTCAATTCACTAGTGAAGCGATCGACATCTCTGGATGCAGCAGCACCTACATCCGGATTGTGTTTGCCAATGAACAGACGAGCGAGGCGATCCTCGGTCTGTCCTACGATGACGCCAACCAGTATCAGTCTGGCGCGCTGTATCTGAACGTAGTCGAGCAGTCAGGATATGACGTTGTGATGTCGTTGATCTCGCGGCTTCCCGGCGCAGCAACCGGTGGTGATGACGGCGAGACAGACACCGAACTTCGGGTCCGGTATCTGTTGTCTTCGGCCACGTTTGGTGATGCCACAGCCGAAGCAGTTCGGTCGCAGCTCTACCGGGTGACTGGCGTCAAGGCGGTCACGATCCGGCAAAACCGGATGGATTCCGAAGTCGACGGCATGAATCCTCACTCGATCGAAGCGACGGTGTACGGCGGGGATCCAGACGACATTGGTGCAGCGCTCGAAGCCTCGGTGCCTGTTGGCTGTGAGACGCTTGGGGATTCAGCGGTCACGATCCGCGATACTGTTGGCCAAGCCCACGTATATCGCTACAACAAGACGACGCGGGTGCCAATCTACGTCGACATCACGCTTACCGTCGATGGTTCATTCTCGCACGCGCTAGGATTGGCCGAGATTCGCGATGCTTTGGCCGGCTACATCGGCGGGGTGGACTCCGATGGGACGTTCCACATTGGGCTTGTCCCGGCAGATGATGTGATCTATCGACGTGTCATTGCGTTGGTCATGGCCACGGCCGGCGTGGTTGACGCTTCGGTGACGATTGACACCGCTGACGATCCGGTTGGCACAGCGAACCTGACGATTGATCCGGGAGAGATTGCTGAGACGAAGCTTGAGTACATTGACATTGAGGTTTCCGCATGAGCGGGACGCTCGATCGACTGCTGACACAGGATTCGCTCTGTCACTACTACAACACCGAGCGCTCTGGCGGGGTGGCGAAACTGTTCTATCCCTACGCTCAAGCGGCCGACCGCCGACAATCGATTCTCGAGGCTATTTACGAACAGCACTATCTTGAGACCGCTGTGGGTTATTCGTTGGATCTAATCGGGCGAGCCATAGCCCTGGGACGGCTTGAAGACGAGATCGACACCGCCTATCGTCGACGCCTCCGCCTTGAGTACATGATCCTCACAAGCTCGGGCACGCTGGAGCAGGTCCGGGCGATTCTTGCGGAAGCGCTGGGAATTGAGCCGGGAACGATCCTGATCTACTACAACGAGTCACCATCACAGGTGCTTTCTGATCTGCCGTATTTCGTCGAGATCTCGATCGTCCATTCCGCTCTGTTGTTGGATGAAGACCGGCCATGGTTCAAGTTCTCCGATGATTCAGAGACGCGCGCCGAAGCCAGCGAACAAGGATTCAATACGGGCCAATGGCTGGGGCGATCGACCACCAAGGCAGAGTGGCTCGTTGAGCTGAATGCACTACTAGAGCGTATTCTCGCAACAGGCGTGCAGTACGTTATCGCCGGCCACGGTGGTTTCCGATTCAGCCTGGAATCCGCCGCACGAACCGATGATTCCGATCGCGGCTTCGACCGTGGTTCATGGCGTGGCGTGTTCAAAGACGACGAGTAGTAAGGGGACCTCGCAGATGAGGGGGACAACGTGAGCAATCATCCGTTCGGTTTTATGGAACACCATTTCTCAGAATGGGCGGCCATCGGGACAGAGACCCCGGAAGGTTCCCGCGATTTCCTCGCCGGCCAAGAGCCGACGGAGAAGGAATTCGACTACCTGTTTGACCAGATTCACAAGTTCGCTGACGAAATCCTAACGAAGATTCGTGACTATGTCATGCCGCAGCGCTTCTTCCCGGAGTCGATCTCGCTGGTTGGGGCAGATTCCGGAACCGAGAATGTGTTGACCACGGCGGATAGCCGACGGCTGGCAGTCGTCAAGCTGGCTGCGGCCAGCTACGAACAGTGCCGGGTGACGGCTCGTGTGCTGAAGGACAACACGATCTCGACGCCAGAGGAAACCAAGGTGGTGTTGTACTGGTCAACAGCTGCCACGGCATCGAAGACCGCTGAGCTGCGCGTGAAGTACAAGGCGCTCGGCGCCGGAGATGTTGTCACTGGAAGCGCTTCGACGATTTCGAAGCAAGCAGCAGACTCCGCTGTACAGAACGGCCTCGTAACTACAACGATCGACCTTCCAGTCCTAACGCTCGGCGATCTGTTGTTGCTCGAGATCGGGCACGACGGTACGGCTGACGACATCGATAACGACATCTGCATCCACATGATCGAGGTGATCTAGCATGGGATCCGAATGGCGTGATCGTATGAATCTGATCATCGATGGTACCTACGGGGATCGACCAGAGGCCTCTGCCGATCTTGAAGGCGTGTTCTACTACGTGACCAGCGGCGAGACGCACCTCGGGAAGTTCTACCGCTGCAAAAGCAGTGCCTGGGTGCTGATTCCATTGCATGAATGGCTCGCAACGGCTGACCATGATCATGATTCGGACTACGCGCCAACACCTCACAACAACGAGCATCACAGCGAGGCCTACATCACAGCGTATGACGATGACGATACGGACCGTGCATCAGCTGTCGGTGCGGAGCACAGCGTCAAGGCCAAGACGGCCGCTCTTGCTGACAACTCAACACTACTTAGTAGCTACACCGCTATGCAGCTGATGCTGATGGGCGGCTTGGTCTTCGGAAACTAGGGGGAGCCATGAGCTTTGGCAATTTCGTACAGGGTCACAATGTAGTCGCGAATGGGAATTCCCTCGCGATCAAACCGGCCGGAGACGAGAAGTGGATGATCCAGGGCGTCTATTTTGGAACTAACGGTGTAGCTGGCGACGTCAAAGTCATCCGGACAGATGGTTCGAATGAGATCGAAGTCGAATCGTCTGATGCGGACGCCACGGGCTACCTTGGCATGCGGTGGATTGCCTCAGCCACGTACTGGTGGTTGATCAAGAATGAATCCGGTGTGTCGTTGAAGTTTGCCTACGACGCCGTCGTTGTTGAGGTCTAGGGCGATCTCATGACGCAACGAAATCTACGCAGTCCGCAGGTCCAAATCGAGAATACGGCGGTTTCCGGCTGGGCAGTACGCGCTGAGCTCGACACAACGTGGGCCACTGGTTCGACGTACTCGTTGTCCGTAAACGCTGACGAGCTGTGCATTGTCTGCGCTATCGGGCAATACGGTGACAGCGATCCTCGTTTCGTTCTGCCGTACTGCGATGATGGGTGTTATGCCCAAATCGTTGCTACCGGGAAATCGATGGGGGCATCTATACCAGGATACTGGCGCCCTCAAGCAATACACATTCTCGCTGCAGGAGAGTTGAAGTTCCTGAACTTCGGGAGTGGCTCCGGAAAACTGGTTGGCTGCATCCTGACGCCTACACTAACTGGAGGATCAACGAGCCAGTGCTTGACGCAGGAACAGATGCCCGCAAATGAGTTGAGCATTACCGGAGCGGCTATCGCTTACGAGCTTGTCGAGGGAGCAAATCTTGTCAATGATTCTCTGGTCTCTCTCCCGGCCCATGCGTTGATCGTTGCAGAAGGCACAGACGAGCTGACGCACATCCCGGCAGGAAGTGCGCTGTCTCTTGATCCCGGGAATACTGCAGCCTATACCGTGCTGTGGGGTGTCCGGACAAGTGTTGGAAATCCATCTCAATATCGTGAGGCATGTGTAGCGAAGGTCACCACGGCAGGTTTATTCAACATCAACCAAGGGGCTCAGCAGTCGCCGTACTTTGCTCTCAAGACACGAGCCAGCTCACTGTTGCTTAGCGGATAAGGGCTAGCCGATGTCTGTTATCGACATTGGTCCTGCGTGTATAAACAGAGCTAGCGACTTCTCTGGCAATAACACATACATTCAGACTGACAATCCAGCCAATGCAGCTGGGACCATCACCTCGGTTGAGATCTATGTCAACGCAAACATGTTCGGTGTCAAAGTTGCTATCTTTTCTGAGGGTGCGACTGGCTACTTCACTGCTCAGGACAGCGAATCAATCGGTAATCTGGTGGCTGGCAAGCAAACGGTCGAAGTCTCGCTTTCTGTCAATGAAGGGGAATTCATTGGCCTCTATTTTGGAAACGGGAAGATAGAGCGGACGCTGGGTGCGGTTCTGTCTGGTTACTACCTTAGCGGCGACGAGACAGCGTGCTCCAACAAGAAGTTCAACGCGTATACTTCAGTGCTCAGTATCTATGGCACTGGGACTACTCCGAATATCGCCCCTACGGCTCCAACATCTCTTTGTTGTGAAGGCGAGACTGATCCAACTAGCGTCACTGATCTAACGCCGGAATTGGACGCGATTCTCAATGATCCAGATTCTGGCGATTACCTCGATGCTGTCGAGATCCACGTGGGTACGACCAACGACCCGGAGAATTCTCCAAACAAGTGGGATTCCGGAACGATTACGCTGGATCCGGACATCGAGGAGGGCAACCGCTGCAGCAGTATCCCCTACGCTGGGAGCGCCATCTCGCAACTCGGCGAGACGTTCTACTGGTGCATTCGGGCTCGCGATGACGATGGGGAGTGGGGACCGTTCTCTGCTGCAGCTCAGTTCACGATGGCGCCGAAAGAAGTTGGTGTCTCTGATACCGGCTCTGGCATGGAAGCCGTGTCTGCCCAGGTTGCGCTAACGGTAGCCGAAACGGGAACGGGGGCAGATGCTATTGCGACCTTGTTAGGTCGTATTGCGATCGCTGAAACAGGATCCGGCGCGGATGCAGTTTCTGCAATCAATGCGTTCATCTCTGCCGTGGATGCAGGTTCTGGATCGGAGTCTCTCGTCGCAGTGGTTACCGTATCGATCGCTGAAACAGGATCCGGCGCGGACACCGTTTCTCATTACCGCCTTCTTCTCGAGCAGGACAATGCCTCTGGCGCAGATATCGTGGCCGCAGTCAGGGCTTTGCTTTCCATTGCTGATGTGGCTGCAGGCAACGATGTGTCTACCATCAAGGCAACGATCTCCATCGCTGACACGGCCGAAGGGGCTGACGTTGTGTCCCTTCGGGCGCAACTCGTGATCGCTGACACGGCAACCGGTGTTGATGCGTTCGCCGCGCAGGCAACGATCTCCATCGCTGACACGGCAACCGGTGTTGATGCGTTCCATGCCATCCAGGCATTGCTGGCTATCACTGACGTTGCTGTCGGCACCGATGCGCTCGCCGGAGTACAAGTCCGCGTCGGCATTGCTGACACGGCCGAAGGGGCTGACGTTGTCCAACCGCCCCGCGTGGAACTCACCATCTCTGATAGTGGGGAGGGAAGCGAGATTACAACTGTCACGGTGCGCATGACGCTCATCGATACAGGCGCCGGAGATGAATCCCTGTCTGTCACAGCTCGCGTCCAGTTGTTGGATTCTGGTGTCGGGGTTGACGCGATCGCAGAGCTGCTTTCGGCGGTCACGATCGCCGATGCAGGTGTTGCTGGGGAGATCCTTGAGATCCTTGTTGGCCTTGGAATTGCCGATGCAGGCGCCGGGACGGACTTGCTGAGCCTTGTCCAAAGCGCGATTGCGATCGCCGACGCAGGAACAGGAGCTGATGCAGTCACTACTAAGGAGTGGTCACCGACAGTCTCGATCGAGATTGAGTACGCCAAGGGGATAACTGACGTCGCCTACGACGAAGGAGACAGCGAAGCAACCTACAAACTGAACGAGTAAATGCAGTAGGGGAGGGAACAGATGAGCATTGAGACACCGCAGACCAGAACCGTTGCCGATGCTGTCCGCTGGTCGCCACGTTGGTCGACCCAGAAATTCGAGAACTCCGAAGCGCGCAGACGAAACACAGTGTCCTTGGCTGGGCAGTTCAAGCAGTTCGAGGACGGTCGAATCACCTGGCGAGGTCAGCTGATGCGCTGGGGCGACCTGGTTTCCGCGTGGGCCAAACGCCATGGCTGTACGATCGAGCAAGCAGCCTATGCGTGGCTTCCTCGAGAGTTTAAACTCGACTTCGCCCGCAGAATGCGCTTCGCCTACGCCGTGGACGAGTTTGCACCGAACTCGCTTGTCAACGCTGGCATCAACGAGTTCTGGACATTGATCGCTGGATCTGGCGGCACGGCATTCACCAATGCCAATGCAGCGATCGGTGTGGGGATCTCGAGCGATGCCACTACTGCAGGCATGACCGATCTCCAAGGCGGTTCGAAAACACGTTCTGGCATGGAGGCAGGCTACCCGACCTACGGCACAAGCCAAAAGGCCACGTGGGAAGCGGAATTCACTGGCGACGAGGCCAATCATGCCTGGGCCGAACACGCAGTGTTCAACGCGACCGAAAACGGTGACATGGCCAACCGCAAAGTCGAGGATGAGGGCACGAAGACCTCCGGCCAAGTCTGGGTCGAGGATCACGAGATTACGCTTTCCTAGGAGGATTCATGCCCAAGGACAAGAACCGTGCACCGGGATATGCAGACTGTCCGGGTTGTGTCGGGGTCGACCGCGATGGCAAGACTTGCGCTCCGGGCAATCTCTCTTATTGTACGGCCTGCCAGGCGAATGTGTCGGGGTGGTCTCCAGGCGAATGTGTCGGGTGCCTGCAGCTTGTCGATGACAAACCGTGCGCCTCTGGCAATGCAAAAAGATGTGCTGTGGCGTGGTTTCGCAATCGGTAGCTCATGAGCTCGGAAACGATTGCACCGAAACAACCAAGCGAGATCAAACCAGTGACCGTCGACTTCTCCGAGATCATTGGAGAAGGCGACGCCTTGTCGAGCGTTGGGGCGACGGTCTACGCATGGGACGATCGGGATCAAGTCTCGCTTTCGCTCGATCTCGACAGTACCTATTCCACTGCGGCTACAGCTGTGGTGCAACTGCTGGACACCGATGGCGAGCAACTGGTCTCTCAAGAGCTCAGTCTCCATGCAGCCCTGACGCTTCTGCAGATCATCGCCGACAATGAATCCGCATGGGTCGAGAGTGAGGATCTGGTGGTCTCCGGGCTTGGCTGGGCCGACGGTAGTTGCTACTTCAAGATCTCCGGTGGTGTCACGGGCCATACATACAAGATCACCTTGCTCGGCGCAACAGACGACGGCTACAAGCCGGAGCAGGAAGTGATCGTTTCGGTGGTGAGTCTATGACCGGCCAGCCCTCGATTGAGGATATCCCTGGATTCGGTCTACTCAAGGACTTCCTTGATGTACGTTTCGGCCGTTTGGACGATCGGATCTCCACTGTTGCCAATGAAACGCATGAGCTCAAGGAGTCCGTCGACGGCCTTGTGGAATGCGTTTCCACTGGCAATGGTCAGCCGGCGCTCAAGATGCAGGTCAGCGAGAATACTGAGTTCCGCATCGAATTCGAGCAGGAGAGGAAACGCACCCGCAATCAGCGGCGAACCGCGTTCTACAGCTTCGTCGTCTCCGCATTGTTGCTTGGTGTGAGCATTGGCCTCGCTTACGCGCGCAGCATTCCTATGAGCGGCGGCTGATAAGCACCTGAGACTAGCGCTTGCTTCTGGCTTCTCAAAGGCTTGCGCGGGGGGAGAGGAACAAATGAAGACAAAGGTTGCAATTCTAGGCCTTGTGCTGTTTTTGACCATCAGTGGATGTTCTCTTCTGCATCAACCGCCAGACCCGATTCAGTTTGTCTTCTCAGCCTATGGCCAGGCTTGGGGAACTGTGATTACAGCACGCCCGGCTTTGGAGGATGGCGGGCTGGCTGTTGCAATTGCGGTCAATGAAACATGCTGGATTGACTGGGGCGATGGATCTGCGCGCGAGAACCTATCCACCACTCGCGGGCAACACGTCTACCGCTACGAAGGCTCCTATACCGTGACGGTATCGGCTGACGATCGCCAATCGACAGGCACCATTGTGGTCGAGAATCATCATCCTGTCTCATACGGTCCATTCGTTCTCCAGGCGTCTGAGGGGTGGGGGCTTGGATGGCGGGAGATCGTCACGTTCGATTTCCGCGAGCAAGACAAAGGGTGCCTCGGCTCCGGTACTGCGCCCGAGCACTACGGCATAAGAGATCCTGATGGAGACCCTGTGCTGATTCGCTTGACAGTTTCTGGACCAGATGGTCACGGCAACATCGTCGACTACTCCGTCTACACGCAATGGGGAGATTATGTCTCGGGTGCATTCGTCAAAGCTGACTTCCTTTATCCCTGGATTGGATGGTGGGCAGTTGATCCGTTGGCGCCGGTGTTCCCGCGGGGTCCTGGATATGGCTTCCTGGCGTTTGTGAGACCTCAGGGCTGCGGTGATCCGCCCCCAGTGATTCCGCCGGGCACAGAGAGCTTTGGCACGCTGGTATACACAATTGAACTGATCGACCTATGGATGCGCGAAGAAGATGCCGTAACCACAACATGGAGTGGATATCTCTCTTCTTCGCCAATCTGTCATTAAACCAAGCAAAGGAGGATGTACTATGAAGAGAGCACTTGTTTTGTCGCTAGTGATTCTGATTGGCCTTGCGATCGCTGGCTTCTGCCAGGTTGGAGCATGGAGCGCTGGTCAACTCTACGGCGGTCCGGGAGGATTGTTTTTCAACGGTGATGCCACCGTGGTGGACGGTCATCCGGACTTCGATCTATGCCTCGGCGGCAACGGCCGGTATCTTGATCTTGGTGTAAGCGTTCGTGATTGCCTGACCGCTCCATATCTGCATGGGTTCGCTATCTACAGTGACCGGTGGGGTAATAGCCGGTCCATTGGATTTGCGGCGGGTTTATTGACAACGTTCACCCCGTTCGCCGATGTTCAAACAGCTGGTCTGACCTGGTCACCGCCCTTCCGTCTCGCCGACTTCGAACTGTTCACTCGACTCGAGATGGAACTCGCCGCATGGCTTGATCTTGTCTCAGATCTGAGCGTCTATGCCGAGTTCAGCATCGTTCCGGTGTGGAACGGTGATGCGTTTACCACGGGGACACGCTGGGCGTTTGGATTCAGCTATCAATGGACCGACGCTTTCGTTCCGCGGGAACCAACGACCGAGTTCTAGCGCAGAGGAAGTGGGGGCATGGGCGCATTCCGTGCCCCTTCTTCTTTGAGCAGAGGAGGTAACGATGAAGCCCACGATGCTCAAGGGGGTTGTGAATCTGATTCGTTTGGCGATCGATCGGATCAAGCAACCAGCTACTCAAACGACGGCCAAGGCAATCGAAGCAGCAGGCGGGCGGAAGTTCTTCTACGGCGGATGGTTGATTCCTGTCTGGATTCTCGCAACGTTCCTGCTGCACATGCCGGACGTACTGATCCTCGCCGGCGCTGGAGGGATTGGTTTTGCTATCGGCTGGGAAGGGGCTCGAGATCTTCGTGCTGTTGGACATGCTGAGGCCGAGATTCAAGATGAGGCGGGGTAGCATGTCTCACCGGACGTGTTTAGTACGTCGTAACGGTTCCCTCGCTACCCCGCTTTGACCTGGAGGGCGTTCATGACCTACCAACAAGCATATGAGGAGCATGGCAGCATCAAACGCGCTGCGGCTGCTTTCAACATTCCCTATACCACGTTCCACAATCGTCTCAAGAAAGAGAAAGCAGGACAACAGGTGCCTCCTATAGAACGTGGGGCCTTGACGCCAAAGCAAACACACCGTTCCAAACGTCCGCGTGTAGCCGCGCTTTCAGAGCGCGAGTTGCTGGCCACGCATGATCCGTACGAGAAGGCTCGTGTGAACATGGAGCAGGTTCCCTCCTTCATCGATTCAGGCGCGTTCGTCAAGGATTACGAGATGCGCAAGGCGATCGGGCTATCTGGAGATTCTCAACTCTTCCGTGAACTCGCGGAAGATCCAGAGATGGGGCTACTTTGCTATCAGTTTGTCATGGGTAAAGGGAACAAGGAAACGATCTACTGGACAGACCCAGAGACGAAGACCCGCGTGCTTGAGGAACGCCCGCTGATCGCACGCGACATCCTGCCGAGCATGGAGGAGGATTAGTATGCCCGCGAAAAGAACCACATCGGAATCGGAGGCGGACATCCTCGAACAGCACGATCCTAGCCCGTCTACCGTCTCGCTACGCAAGCAACTTCAAGCAGCCCTTCGTGACAACAACCGATTGAAGAAGCAAGTTGGCGATGACGAACGCCTATTCGAAGCGATTCGGGATTCCATTCCGCTGCTCGATCCCTATCGGCATGTCCCGATCCGGACGCCAAAGAACGCCAAGAATCGCCTTGAGGCCACGCTTGTCCTCTGCGATGCACATTCAGAGGAGACCGTTGATCCGGAAGAGATCGAAGGGTTGGCGGAGTACGATTGGGCAACGTTCGAACACCGGATGAAGCTCGCCGGTGACAAGGTTGTTCGCCTCATTCGAGATCTCCGGCACACAGCGCAGATTGACGTACTGCACGTATGGTTGCTTGGCGATTGGTTCCTCGGGCAGATTCATCCTGACGAAATGGCGTGGGGGTCAAGCATGCCGTTGCCTTCAGCGTTGCCCCGTGCGTCCATCGTGGTAGGCGATGCGCTCCTCCGGCTGGCACCGCATTTTGGCGAGATGCACGTGGTGGGGTTGTGTGGCAACCACGGCCGTTCGACCACGAAGCCCGTGACCAAGATGAGCGCTGACCGTAACTGGGACTACTCGTTGTACCTGATTGCCGAAGCCCTGACCCAGCGCGAGAGCCGCATTGACTGGACTATCCCCCGATCCCGCGCGAAAGTGGTCGACGTGTTCGGTTGGAAGAATCTGTTGACGCATGGAGACATTTGTAAGCGCACCCATACCGTGAGCTACTTCGGGATTATCAACGGCATACTGAAGGAGCACGACACCCGTCGGCGAACCGACGAGGACTTTGACTATGCCTGGATGGGCCACTGGCATCACCGGGGGTTGCTCGAGAATACCGTGAGGATCTGCCCGCCGATCATCGGGCACAATCAGTTCGCACAGTATGAGATGCACCAACGCTCGCCTGCTGGTGCGTTGTTGACGCTGTTTTCAAAGCGGCACGGTCCCGTGAGTGAGTGGCCAATCAATCTCGAGACGAACTGATCTGTAGTTGTTGAGTGGCGTATACCTTCTTCTTGGTTGCGGAAGAGTGCTTTCCGCCCGCAGGCTCGTACGCGAGCCATGACCGACCTCAAGGGGGACGGACGGTCCGCCCAGCCGCTCCGTCCCCCGACGCAGGACAATCCCTAATCACCTTTGTCTCCATCCTTTTCCATCCGTGCTTTGAGCGCCTGTCGAATCGCGTCGGTCTTGTTGGACTGAGCCTCCAGGTACTCGATAACCGCGGCGTCGGTGTCGGTGTTGAGCATGATACTGAATTGCCTGCGATCGGCGGGCATTAGGACACCTCCTTCAATGCTGCCTGCAGCGCTTCGCGAAACCCGAACCAATCAACCGGCTCGCGAGGCGTATCCCAATTTGGATCCTCGTCCGGTCCCGCGACGAAATGCTGAGGCCACTCCTCGATGGAGCCGTCAGTGCCGAGCCTGATGCTCTCCAGATTCGCGCAGTGTTCTGCGACCATTTCGCCCAACGTGCCGCATGGGGAACCGTCGCATCCTGTAACCTCCAACCTATCCCATGTTAGGGCGTCGTCAGTCCCAACATAGGATCCGCCGTGACTGTCAACGATGTAGTAGACGTGATCGGGCTCAATGTGGATCAAGCCTCGGATATCCTCAACGCCCTCCGGTAGCTCATCGACACCCAGTTCGTAAATCTCGTCATACTCCCACACGTCGGAGACATCATCATAAATCTCGTCTCCACGCACCGCATCCCATTCGCCGAAGCCGCGTTCGCCTCGCCCGCTCAGATACACTGGTCGGATCATTTGGCTGCCTCCTTGCTGTGTGTGTACGCCAGAGCCCACTGCTCGACATCGGCAGGGTCCAATTCGATCGGGCCATAAAATGCCCCCATGCAGGGTTCCGTTTTGGCTACATACTGCTTATGGTATGCCACGATCGCGTGTGCGAGAACCTGATTTTTGCAGGCTTCCTCTGCCGTAATTCGGCAATCAATATAGTCGTCCTTGCTCATTGGCTGGACGGCTTGAGTCAAAGCTACGTCGAATACGTCTCCTGTTCGGGTAGCACTGGCAAGCTGGTATTCTTGGGTCTGCATCGTTTGCCTCCTTGTGGCTATCTGATATCGTATACTACACTACTAGTATCGTATTGTCAAGAAGGGCGAGAGGAGACATCCGTCACGTTTTCGAGTGATCGGATATTCTGACATTCTGGCTTTCTAACGTTGTTCTGTTCCGCCTTTTCGCTATACTGCTGTCCATGGGCATGCAGGTCATTGCGGTGGCGAATCAGAAAGGCGGGGTGGCAAAGACGACAACCGTTGCATCGTTGGCGGCAGCCTGGGCGGCGATGGGTCACCGTGTGCTGGCGATCGATCTGGATCCTCAGACTTCACTTACGGCAGCCACGCTTGGGGAAAGCTACGCAACGGGCCGCGAAGCCACACCAACGGCCTTCGATGCCCTCCAGGGCACAGAGTCGCTTCAATCGTGCCTGTGTGCTGCCTCAGAGGGGTTCTCCGTCACTATCGGGTCTTACAATCTGGTCGGCGCAGAGAAACTCTTCGGGGAGGATCACCCCGAGATGCGTCTCCGTGACGTGCTCGACCCGGTCCAGAGTGAATTCGATCTCGTGTTGATTGATTGCCCGCCAGGCCTCGGGATCCTAATGCTCAACGCCCTCACGGCAGCCAATCATGTGCTGATCCCCGTGGCGCCGCGCTACTTCGACATGCGCGGTCTGGCTTTCCTCCTTGACACGATTGACCGTGTGCGAGAGGCGTTCAACCCAGAGCTCGCGATCCTTGGGATCCTTCCGACCATCGTTCGCCGGCGATCGCGGCACAAGCGTCAGGTGATCGGCATCCTCCAAGATAGGTTCGGTGACTTACTCCTCGATCCCTCGATCCCAGAAACGGTCCGCTTCTGGGAAGCGCCAAGTTCACTCTCCTCAATCCTCACGTACGAACCCGACTCACTCGGCGCCCGGGCGTATCGCCAGGTAGCTAAGGAGGTGCTCGAGCGTGTCTCAGTCGTCACGAGATGACACCGTGAATCGTAAGGGCGTCGACGTCCTGTTTGGTACTCGACAAGACGGAATATCTGAATCCCGATCTGTTCGAAAAGCTGAACCCCCCTCTACCCGAAAAACAGAATCTCCGAATGTGCGAAAAGCTGAAAAGGAGAAAGACGCCTTCTACCTACTCAGCTCGACGATCGACACGATCGAGACACTCCGGCAAGCACTTCGCCGTGAGCATGGTCTATCTCGTCGTGCAGCCTCCAAGTCTTCCGTCGTCGACGCGGCAATCCATCTGATTGCCAACCAATCTGCCGCACTGGCTGCCTGGCTCAAAGATCATTCCACGGCTGATTGACTGGCTGTTCCTACTGTCCTATACTCCATGAGCTTCGAAAGTGAGCCTGGGCATGGTGGCGGACAAACTGAAGGATCTCATCAACGACGACGACCAGCTCCGTATGTCGTATTGGGAACTACAGAAACGTGTCAAGCTCATCACGACTGATCCTCGATTCGATACCCTTGCTCCTCGTTGGTTCGATCGCAGCGGAGCACACGGCGCATGGCAAGTCTACGCCGCCGGCCGCACGATCCTGCTCCGATTGCAGGAGATTGAGAGTGATGGCTGTTCAATCAATGCGGCACTCCAGCAACTTCTTGCAGAGATCCTCGAGTCTGCTTCCGCGGAAGAGGAGATCCCAGAATCATCTTCCCCGCAGTCCTCCGGCCCTGCTGCAGTCATGCTACAAGTGGAGCTTGACACGCTCCGGAGCGAACGGGATGACCTGCGCGGGCAACGCGACGATCTTCGCTTCGAACGCGATCGTCTCCTTGGGGTTATCGAATCGATGACGTTGGCGCTTCCGCGACCAAAGGATGTTTCTTCGATCGACGCAGAATCCGAGCCCACAAGACCCAAGCGCCGTCTGTTTGATCGTCTCCTCCACCGTGACTAGCATGCAGTAGTCCTCCCGAGCTATACTCACTTCCCGGAAACTAGGAGGTGGGTCATGAACGACAAGGACATGGTACGGCAAGCATCGACCCCTACAGAAGCTAGTGGGTTCAGCGTTGGCTCTTTCTTCACCGCCATTGCATCCCTCTTGGTCTTGTTTTCCCAGCCTACGCTGGGTCTCGTGCTGGCTGTTTTGGCAATCACTCTCGCAGCCTTTGGTCTACGCCATCCCAACGGTAGATGGATGGCGGGAGTTGGATTGTCTCTGGGCTTGGTACATGTCGTGTTGTGGGTCTTTTTTGTAGGCGGGTTGATGCTGACAATGATCAATTGGGAGACTCTAGGCTGAAGTCGCCATATCTACACTTCTTGTCTAGGCTTTGGCGCCATTGTTGACATTTGGTCGTCTACATGTATACTGGTAGACATGCCTCAAGGGGAGAATGGAACGAATGAGCAACAGGCGAGGAGCACCACTATCCGTGTATCGCGCGATGTCCACGATGTGCTTTGGGACTTCGCGCGTTCTCGCAGGCTTCCACTGAAAGCGGTTGCGGAGACGGCAATCCTCACGTACGTAGAGTCTAATGAATCCTCTGTAGTACTTTCCAAGCAATCATCGCCCTGTTCGGGGAGATGAGGGGGCAAAGGAAGACTGCAGATGGCCAAGCAAGGAAGGAGAGTCTATGGGCGAGCAAGATCGAATACCCCCCTCAGTAGTGACACCAGAGGCACAGGACATGGCGCAACGACACGGGGCCCCGCCGGAGGAACCATCCCGAGAACCCTCTGCTGAGGTTATGCGAGAGGAGAATCAGGCGGATGAGGAAAGGGTACAGCAACCTGAGGCAGCGCAACCCGGGACTGAACTAGACGAGTCAGCCCTTACGCCGACGTCAACAGATGGTGAAGTCGTGCCGGAGCCATCACGGTCGCTACCTGCAAACCAACAGGGACCTACCGGCACTGCGGTTGCCACGGAGGCACCGCCTCCGCCGAAGGGTACCCAGTTCATCGACGAAGGGGATGTGTGGCTCGCTCGGGTTACTTTCTCCGGCAAGCTAGGCCGTTTCATTGATGAACTCACCGGGGAAGAGGAGAAAGAGTTCGCTGTTGTCCCCCTGCTCGTTTCGAAGTCTCGTGTCTACTTCTACGACGCGAGGCGCGATCCGGACGAATTCGGCGAGGCGGTAATCCTCTGCAAGAGCTCCAACGCGATGGAGCCAACAGATAGCCATCCAAAGCTCTGGACAGTTCATGGCGTATCACCGGCGACGGTCTGCATGGATTGTCCTTTCTCGCAATGGGGTCCGAACAAAGAACGCCCGAAGTGTCGGCTAAGCTACAACTTCCTGTGCGTGAAGCCGGGAGAGACGGAGCCGTTCCGGATCTCTTTCCACAGCACTTCGACTCGAGCCGTTCGTCAGTTGCTTTCGCAGATCAAGCGATCCCGTCGGCCGATGTTTTCCTATATCCAGCGCTTACGCGCCGAAGAGCAAAAAGGCCCAGAGGGTACGTACTACTCGTTGGCTCTCGGGACACCAGAATGGATTCCCGACACCGATCTTGGGCTGTACGACGATCTCTACGACGAGATCATGCGGTATGGCGATGCAGATGTTATTGATCTGCTAGGTGGGGGGCGCACGATTCAAGCATCAGCAGGCACGTCATCCAACGGCAAGTCTTCACCGGCCCCACAACCGCGCAGCACCGAAGAGGTGCCCTTCTAGGCGACTATAGGCATCAGGGGAGGAGGAACAGATGGGCAATGCAACCTGCTGCAACGAAGCGGTGGTTTCTTTTGGCGATCCAGGGATTGAGCTTGGTCTGTTCAAGGGCACCGTCACAGCGTTACTGCATTCTCGGCGTATTGTCGGCCCCGGAGATCGGATTCATGCATCTCAGTTGGGGTTGAACCTAATCGTGGATCATGTCACGCCTATGACTGTAGCTGACGCTTCAAAGCATCATTGCTCAATGGGGTTCGCAACGGCAGAAGCCTTTCTCTTGGATTGGCGAGCTCGTCATCCACACCGATCAAGTCTTGAGCGCATTGCCTACCTGATTGCTTTCCATCGTGCACCATCGATCGAGGAGCTTCCTGCATGACCATCACCTACAAAGTCTACTATGTCGACCGCGCGCAACAGGAGCACGATCTGGCGCGCTACATTGCCAATCGAGAACTCGATCCACATCGTGATGAAGATCGTGAAGAGATCGTGACGTTCATCGAATCGACGATTGGGCAGCGCGAAGCGGAGGCATGGCTGCACTACGCGCCAGCCTTGGACGACAACGGCCTCGCAGAGACCGGAAGAGAGGAGGACTGATGGGCTACCGACGAATCACGACTGAGGTCGACGTCTACTCGTGCGAACACTGCGGGTGGGTTGGCCCGGATCCAAACGCAAAGAAGGTTCCGAAGCTAGAAGAAGGCCAGATGGGACGATTGGCGCTAGGATCTCGCGAGGGGCGAGCATACCTGCGCTATGATTGTCCTCTGTGCAAGGCACCGATTCGGCCGTCTCCACCGGTTGAGCTTCTTCGGGTAGCGTCGGTCGACGAGCTGCTCAACAGCAACGGATCGTCCTCACGGCGACATGCGCCGCAGGGCTCAGCGAACACCGACCCTGCGCCTGAGCCGGTTAGTAGTCCAGGCGTAGAGGACGGCGAGGACTAGACTATGGGAGCCGCAAGCCACCTACTCTACACCCGTCGAGCAGGGCTCCGATCGAATGGTTTTGCGGCTCTTCTGCAGGGGAAGGATTTCAGGCTGAACGGAATCGAACCCCATGTTCAGCTTCCGGAGTTCGATTCTCCGGCTCTGCACCAGCGACCCACCGTATTTCAGAACCAAAGGAAGGTGATACGAGCTACCAGATCTCGCGAAAAGGCTAGACGTTGCAGCGGTGGGTCGCTTTGCAACGCCTCAGTCAATGGAGCCAGACATCGGCAAAGCAGGCCTCTTGTTTTGATGCAATTCTGCAACTATACTAAGGCCATGGTTTTTGGAAAGGACTTGCAGAAAGCACGCCAAGCATGTCAGTTGTCCGTCGGTCAAGTTGCTCGATCGATCGGCAAAGACAGGACGACCATTTGGCGATGGGAGAATGGAGTCACGTCTCCAACGCTGGATGATTTATCCGCATTGCTGAAGGCGTTCCCTGCCATCGCGTTTACTCCATTGCGAATCACACGAGGACTACACATCTGCTCGCTTGAGACATGTCCGGGGTATGTTCCCGACCAACGCGCACATGAGTTGAACTAGGGGAGCAATTGGAGAACATCAGATTGGAAGTGCCCGTCCTAGCACCCAAGGCACAGCAGGCAATTTCGGATTTGGCTAATGCGTGCAACTGCCAACCAGAGCTGGTGGAGCACTGGCTCCGCCCGCTGCTTACAGGCCTGACGCTAGATGACGTTGCGTTCATGGCTGCAGTCAATACATCGTTCCAAGGCAAGGTCTCAATCACACTCAACGGCGTGGGCCACATCGAGCACTTTGGCACAACCATTGATGGCCCCCGAGTCTTGGCTCTGATGGGGTGGCAGGACTGTGTACCTCAAAGCACTGGAGAGAAAGCTCGCTGCATCCGCCTTGTTGGAAAGCGAGCACAACTACTGTAGAATGCGTTGATTCTGAGGGTCACGAAACTCGTCTCTCACCGAGAGGGTCACGAAACTCGTCTCTCACCGAGCAACAACGGTGAGGGCGTTTTGCTTGAAGGAGGAACAATGAGAAACGTCATAGTGGCAATTCTACTGGTTGGATTGATCAGTTGCATGGCTGTGGCTACCATCCCTGGCTGGAATCGATCTGAGCTCATACAGTTTATCCGTGATGAGATGACCCCACTCGAACACCTTCTTAAGCCAGGCGATGTCTTTGACTATGATCACCTGATCTTTGGCTCGTGCTATCTGAACGATACCTGGGAAGAAGTCGTCTGCGTGCCATTGACCAATGAATCCACGTCCTACAAGGAAGCCATCGCACTGGGAGATCAGTACCTGTGGTCAGAGGTGGCCCCACTCATGCTGTACGGGTTCTACGTTCTGCCCCCAGTGGAAGCATTCCACAGCTTTGAAGCGAACACGCCATATCTTGCACGCGCAAGTGGTTGGGGAGAGGCAGAGTATGTGGACCAGAACGGCGCGTTTGTGCGAACACTACAAATCACGTGGGCTCGCCCGACAGGCTCGTACGCCTACGTCACCATGATGCCTCACGGCGGCATGTCCAATATCGTGTTCCACATGACAACGAGCGGATGCGCAACGACGAACCAGAATTAGCCCCAGCAAAGCTGGGGAGACCGGGTGCTGCCAACACCCGGTCGGAACAAATGAGCACAGTGACTCGAAAGTCACCATACCGGCACGGGCAGTATACCGACATGCTCTGCGGGCGACAAGAGACCAACACTTGACGCCCGCGGGGTGTGTCGAGTAGAGTGTGATATCCGTCACACTGGACGGTACGCAACAGGGGAAAAGGAACAATATGGGCATGCGGCATTCTTTGCTAGGGATGACAGCAGGTTGGCACCTGCATGAAGACAAAGACTCCCTGGCAGAGGGAGAAGTTGGGGAAGGTTCTCTCGGGCAGCAACTGAGAGGCCCGGTTGCTTTGAGAGTGTCAGCTCGGTTGGCGACCGAGGAGACGTGTCCATGATAGGTCACGTCCCGGGCAATGTCAAGTAGAGGAGGTCCGGGTGGGTGAGTACGAGGGCGCGCGCGTCACAGATGGTCGTATGCCTCCTTTTGCATGGCAGGAGAAAGAAGCCTTGCGTCTAATGCGGGATTTCCTGGCAGGAAAAGCGCTAGCTGCCACACGACTGCTCTACGATGTCCTCACAGAGATCGTCAGTGATCATAAGTGGAACGATACCGTCAACACCACCCAGCTTCCCGGCGGAGCAAAAACCATTCTTAGCTACTCCGGTCTTACGCACGAAGCGTACCGAGCCGGCCGCAACGGCCTACGGATCCTTCGCCTTGTCGAGGTTACTGAGAACCGCAATGATCAAGGACACCGCACAGGACACACCATTCGTCTCCTACGTTGCCCGATGCGACCAGAGAAGACAAAGGGCGTCAAAACCCAGTCCCTAAAGGAGCTTTCCCTAATGTTTGATTTCCTAATTGGGGAATCCCTAATTGAGCCTTCCCCAATTGCGGAAGTCCCAATTGGGGTTTCGGACATTCAAGTAGTAGAAGAAGTTGGGGTTGTAGAAGAATCTCAACCTGTAGAAGAAGTACTTCTTTCCTCGGGCGGGAGCCCGAGGCCTAAGCGCGAACCCGCCAAACGAATGAAGAAAGAAGACCTCAATCGCCTCACCGAACACTACGCAGCCATTCGCGGAGCTCGACCGCAGGGTAACGCGTGGAAACCGATTCAGCAGGGGTTCCGGCAAATGGTGGCTGTTGAGGGCTACACGGTTGAGCAGGTCATCGGCTGCATGGACCGGATCGTCAAACTGGGCTGGACGTGGACGATCAACACGGTGCGCACCTGGATTGCGGATTTCGCCGCTGGAACGATGCCGACAAAGGGTCTCGAGGCACACCACGAACCATCGCAACTGCAGCCGGGCACCAGCCGCGGGCACGATTACTACCTCGGCACGGGAGGGTGCCGTCTATCGCCGCCGGGTCCCCCGCCGACACGGGACGAAGCGGCCGGAGTGATCTGGGATCAGGCAATGGAGGCAGCTCGAGATGAGCTATCGTTCTCCGAGTACGAGACGTGGTTCAACGAGGTGACACCGGTTGGCGTGGAGAACGGGCACCTACGGGTAGCGGTGCCGGATCCGTTTACGAAGGGTGGTATCGAGCGACGATATCGGGGACTGGTCGAAGAGCTTGTCACGAAGGTTCGTGGTGAGCCGACAGAGCTGATAATCGAGGTGGCGGAATGAGCCGACGACGGAAAGCCATGACGGCCACGGCACAGGTTTTCGAGTTCATGGCGACGCGGTTGAACTACACGACGGAGCAGATTACCGAGGCAGCGAAGATCTGGAACGCGCGGATTCAAGCAGGCAAGGCAAAGCAAGCAGTCACGCAGCTCGACATGATCGAGGCGTTGGAGGGAATCATTGAAGGTTTTTGATGGGTTGAGTGCGCGAGGGGAAAAGTGGCTTGAGAGCGTGATCAATGATTCAGAAGCAAGAAGGGAAGCTTTGAGTGAGTTTAGGGATATTATGGAGCAAGGCGGGGACATCAGGGATCTCGCGCTATGTCGGAATCCGGAATGGGTTCTCTTACATACGTATCTACTACTCAAAGAGATTGCCGAGTTGGAGAAGTGTCAGTCATGAGAGGAGACAACTACGGAACATCGGTAACGCGCCAACCGTAAGGCGCGGGGGGACAGGAACAGATGGGCAGGATCGATATCCCTGCTCAAGGTCTAACAAGCCAAAGGAGGACCGATGAGCGAACAATCCGCAGCCGTGGTTGATCGATCAGCAACGGCAACCAGCCAACTTGTCAAGTCTGTTGACGAACTGTTGGGGCTCATTCCACAACTGGAGAAGACAGACGAGTTTCATGTACTGTCAGTGGCGGAAGAATCGGATTTGGCGCGGTTCGATCTTCAGTGCCGGATCTTCGCCAAGCATGGACGAAAGCATGAACTGAAAGACTACCTGTCCGAGTACAACCGCCTCGCGGCGCGCAACGGATGGCGGACGATTGAGTACACCAGTCATGCGCACCACATGGCGGACGTCGGCAAACGCTTCCTCGAATCGGAGAACTGCACACGAGCCAATCAGAAACGGGCCGGTAAGTCGGCACGGATGACGGAGGACTTCTGGGCACTACCCAAGTCCTACTTCACCGAGGCGTTGGCTGCGGGTGACAAGTTCTTCGTGGCGCTCGACATGGCGCAGGAGAAGCTTGAGGCACACGTTCGGGATCCGAAGGTGCCGCGGTACACCATCTCGGAGTTCCGCGCAGCTATTTCCCCGCCGACGAAGTCGTCTTCTCAGACAACGAAGAACGGGCCCCAAACTGTCCGACGCTCGGACAATTCTAGCGAATCTTCGCAGAATTCCCCAGAGCCGCCAGAATCGGTCGATGACTCTCAGACCCCTTCAGAGCCCATCGATCCTGTAACGGAGCTCTTCGGCCGCGCGCGCGAGGAGCTTGGCGAAGAACGTCTACAGGAGACGCTCGAGAGGGCTATAACAGGAGTGGGAGAGCCGGAGCCGGCAATTGATGTAGAGGGCGGCGAAGTGGAGGAAGAAGAACTGCCGACGTCGCAACGAACGTGCTATGGCTGCAGACAGTGCCACGAGGTGCCGATCGGCCAGCGGTTGTCTCTGGCAGAAGTTGATGCAGAAGAGCAGGTCACTGAAATGCTCGGTCTGTTCGTGCCGTGCCCGGCGTGGTACTGCGCGAAGACACGGCAACTGCTCTCCGTCCATGTTCAACGGCACACGTATGCGCAGTCGGTTGCGGCGGATTGCGGAGCCTTCGAACTACGCGAGACCGATGAGGACCCCGACGAGCAAACCGAAGGCGGCGAAGAACACGTATCGGTGGACGCGCTCATGGGAGAGGGGTGAGCCTGCGATGGGCGCCGCATCTACATTCGCAACGATACCGAAACCAAAGAGCCCGCTCGAGGCGCTGTTTCTGCTTGCCGTCCGTGCGCATCGAGTGCCACAGCCTGTGGAGGAGTACCGGTTTGCGGCCATGCAGGTTGGGGGGCCTGGCCGAGGCCTGCGTAGGCGTCTTGCGGCAGCGAGGCTTCGGGATTGGCGGTTTGACTTCGCTTGGCCGTCGGTCAAGGTCGCTGTGGAATGTGAAGGTGGCATCTGGAACCGAGGGCGACACACTCGCGCCCTCGGATACACCGGCGACTGTGAAAAGTACAACGCCGCGGCAGCGCTCGGATGGACTGTGATCCGCGTGACGAGTTCGATGCTCGCCAGGGATCCGCATAGCGTGTGTAAGACTCTGCGGCAGATGCTCAAGGAAAGGGGCTATTGTGACCAAAGCAAAAGGGTTGGTGTTGCGGGAGAGACCTACGGAGACGCCGCTTGATCTTCGACGCATTGCGCCTGAAGTGGTTCACAGCGCAGAGAGAGAGTTGCTAGATGGCGACGAAGAGGTCGTGCAGACCAAGGAACCGAAGGGAATCCGTGCCCCCGCGCGGGCACGAAGAAAGCGCGCCGTGTTCAGGTTCTCCACACCCGGACGGGTGTGTGGGTGAGAGGGTGAATCTCGTCATGGAGGAGGCGCGGAAATGACAAAGGGTTTGCCGATTCGAATTCGCCGTGTTTCCAATGATGGGTTTGTGGTTGAGGTGGATACAACAGGGGGTCACGTTGGGTTCGCTGGCGCTAGCGTCTTGGGCGAGATCGCAGGAAGCAGCGTTCGAAACGATAGAGCCGTTGCTGGATTACCTTCGACAGTACTTCGGTGATGAGGAGGCAAGCGAATGAATCTCGTCATCGCAACGCCGATTCGGGACCGTGCATGGGCATTGCCGTCATGGTGGACGCATGTGGTGGCTGCGAGTAGCAACGCAGTCAGGAGTGGAGACGACATCCAGTTCCTCTTCCTCGAGAATGATTCCGTAGACGGAACATTGGAAAAGCTCCAAGAGATTGGCGAAGACGATCCGGACGTACGGGTGCTCAAGCACGACTTCGGCTACGCGCACTACCGCGCGCCGCGGGGATCCGATCCGGTGAACACCAAGAATGACAAGAGCGAGCTGGCGCAGCTTCGGAATATGCTTGTCGATGCGTTCCTCGAGACCGATGCGGACTATCTCGTGATGTGGGACTCCGATGTTTGGATGCCGCTTGATGCGATCTCGGCGCATCCACGATCGCTCGTGTCAGTGATGGAAGCTCATCCGGAGATCGGCACGCTCTGTGCTGATGTTCAGCACCCACATTGCGGAGGCCGGTATCACAACGGGATGGTGCTGAACAGCCTGGGCCAGCTCAATCATCCCGATCGAACGCGATCGATCCCACCAAACGCTGCGCTTGATGTGTGGTGTGAGAAGAAGGGGGCTCTCTTCCGGCCACAGCGGTCCCTGCTTCTTTGCTGGGATCAGCGCGCCGCGCGCTATAGTGATCTCATTCCCGAAACGCTTTACCTCGCTGAAGTAGCGACTACTGGCGGCGGCGGCGCAGCGATTCTCCGGAGATCGGTCTTTGAGGAACCAATTGGTGCGCGGTATGCGGCACACATTCTTGGCGAGGATGTCAATCTCTGCCGGACGATTCACAACGCGGGCCAGAAGGTGGCCTTGTACTCGGGTATTCGCGGCTTGCACCTCTCGCGCAAGCTCTTTGACGAAGTAGGTGGAGAGATCGGGCTTGAACCGGAAGAACCGGACCTGCCATCGCCTTACATATCGGGCAAAACTCTCTTCGGTGTGTGGGTCGAGGATTGGAAGAGGGAGAGAAGATGCGCTCAGAGCATAAGCTAAAAAGGAAGGGGGTCGCCATGTGACGCACTCAAAGGGATAGCGCTATCCGCCGGCTGCTGCTTTTGAGCTTGCGCGGTGGCCGGCAGTTGACACGCGGCCAAACGATGGCTAAGGTGGGGCACAGCGACAAGGAAGCATCTCCGGGTGGGAGATGGGGGGAGAGGAACACGTGAGCACCGGCGATCCCGTTCGCCATGGGCGCTTTCATCGTTCAGTCCGTGATCTCATCGCGGCTGCTGGTGCGTGTGATGAGAGGGCAATGGTCGATCTTCTCCGGATGATCGATGATGATCTGAAGCGTGTTCTTGCGGCGAATCTCAACAACGTAGGGTTGCTCGAGGAAACGCTGCAGGATGTGCATGTCCGGATCTTCATCTATCTGCGCCACCAACGCTTTTCCCTTCCAGACGATGCGACCGATGCAACCTGCCGTGAGTTCCTGCGCCGTTGGGCAACCAATGGGGCACGGAACTGGGCTCGGCATGTGAATCGTTATGGCTTAGTCACAACACAAGGGCGTTACACGGTGCCCGGATGGGCGATGCCGACGCCACCTCCACGTCGACCGATTGCACCTGTGATGTCGATCGAGGGCGACTTCGAAGGTCTTGAAGGTGAAGGGTCTGAGGATCGCCTCGACCGTATGGCGTTCCGTGCTAGGCGGGCACATGGGTCGGCGAAGGTGACGTAATGCGATCGACGGTCGAAAGCAGTGCAGCACGCGAGGAATTCAGGCGAGAACTACACCAGATGATCGACGAGGAGGGCCCAGACTACGCCGAGCTCTGCGGTATTCCGCTTTCAGATGTGTTTGATGCTTTGATCGAGACGTATACGCCACAGGGCAATGAGGGGGCGCTGGCCGAGCTGTGGGGATGCACACCGATGGTTGCATTCGAAAGGATCCGGGTGGATCTGCCGCGGTTGCTCAATCGCCTGCCGCGGTTACTGAGCGCATTGACTCGGGCAGCAGGAGTGCCACCCGAGGTGCTGATGAAGGGGGCAACAACGATGAATGAAACACAGCGCAACGATCTCGTTCGCAGTGCGCTGACGAAGATCGACGAGATTCGAGATTCGATACCGGCGTCTGAGATTCTCGTGGAGTTCACGGGGTCAGTGGAAAGCCTTGTCTTGCTCCACCTTGTGAAGCGGACATACCACAACCGGATCCGAATGGGGTTGCTGTTCCTGGCGCGTCTTGATTCAGCGTGGGCGCCCGTGGGGGACTATCTCGAGGAGACAACGCAGATGTTCGGGCTGACGCCGATTGAGCCGCACAACGAACAGGCATTCCAGACGCGGGTGTGGACGGCAGACTCCAAGTTCTTGGAAGCGGTTCGCGAGAGGGTTGGTCCCGGGAAGGATGGCGAAGGCTACCGAGTGGTCCTTCGTGCGACGAAGCGCGATCGTGTGCTTGACTCTGGCGAAACGTTCAATGCTGACGGTATGGAGACACGGATTGTGCTCGGAGATTGGCCGGCGGAGGGTTTCCTCGCCTATGCCGATTGGCACCAGCTGGTATTGCTCGATGCTGCGAAGACGGCGTTACGTTACGATCAACGGGTTGTAGCAGCTCGGACGCTAGATGGCATTGAGCCATTCGTTGCGGCGTGGCCATGGGACAAGGATGTGCCAACAAACGCCGAGTCGTTGATCGAGCAGACAACGGAAGCCCCACGGCTGCCGGGAGAGTTGGTGCTGCTTGGTCTGCCGGCGCGATCGCAGGTTCTACATGAGCGTTATCAAGAGCTCATAGCGATGGCGTCTATGGAGAATGACTCAGTGCCTTTGGTGTTGGCTGATGCCATTCGCGTGATCGGTCGCTTCATCGCAGCGTTCATCGGCGAGACTGATCCATTTCCTGAATTACCAGTGGATCTGACTAAGGAGAGCCCGACCGACGTCGAGACGTCTGAGCCGGAAGTCGAGGAAGCAATTGCAGAGCCCACGGACAGCACCTACGGCTATACCCGAGACAGCAACGGGCGCTGGCGCAAGGATGGTGCCTACGTTGCAGCCAGCAAGGTGCCAGAGGGCGTCAAGCAGACGCTAGGAGGCAAGTCATGAGATTCTCGATTCTCGGGCTTGTCTTGCTTCTCTGGTTTTGGCCGAGTTGGATTGTAGCGTTCCTCTGTCGCTACGGCGGCGGCTCGTGGAAGGGATCGGTTCTCTTCGGCCTCCTTTGGCCGATTGCGCTCACGATCGAGGGCGTCAAGGTATGGCGACGTCGGCGATGAAGCTGCTGTTGATCCGCTGTCAGAAGTGCGGCACTGAATCGTGGACTCAGGAGAAGCCCCGACGTGGTTGGCGGTGCTCGTGCGGATCCAAAGAGGGCTGGGTGGTCAGTCTGGCGAGGCGGGCGTTGAGGAATCTGCGAATTGGTGGTGGCCAGGAAAGAGTGTTATGAGATACTTGAGATGGCACTTTCCCATTGTACGGCTTCTCGATAGAGTTCGTCTTCAGTTGGCAAGTCGACACGTTCTCGCTGTGTTTGTGCCCGGCAGATCAGATCGAGCAAACGTGATACAGAGATGCAGAACTCGGCCGCCCATTCATCGAGTCGTTTGGCTGATGAATTGCTTCGGGTTCGTAGTTGGGTTCGTTTGTATCGTGGAACTGCAAGCCATTCTTGCCAGCAGTCCATGGTGGGAGATATCCAATCAGAGCCGATGTACAACTTTTCGGCACGAATTCGGTCGTAGATGTGTTCCGCAAGCCCGGTGATGTTTGACATGATAACCTCCTTACAATGTATTATAGGTGTCCATGCTCGGATTGTCAAGACTCTTGACAATGTTGGGATGAGCTAATACAATATGTGTATAAAGGAGGGTTAGAATGAAACTTCTCACGCAGGAGGTACTGAAAAAGTTCGCCAAGTTTGGACCCTACTCGCAGGACGGGAAAGGAAACGATGCGGAGATTCTCGTCAAGTTTTTCACGCCGGACAGCTCGTGGTCATGGTTCGTGCTTGAGGCAGAACAGGTGCCGTGTGACATCGAGGGTGGATACGACCTCGACTTATTCGGGATTGTCCGAAGCCATATGGAGACGGTGTACGGACACTTTTCATTCCGCGAGCTTGAAGCAGTGCGTGGTCCGCTTGGGCTGCGAATCGAGCGCGATCGGCACTTCCACATCAAAACGGTTGGTGAACTGCGACAGTCGACGGAGATTCCATCGGGTGCCTTGGACTGGTTAGACAAGAGGACAGTCGAAGAAACTACGGAGGTGGCATTGTGAAGGAACCTTGTTTGTCTGTGAAGCAACCGTATGCATGGGCGATAGTAGCTGGTTTGAAGGATATTGAGAATCGGAATTGGCGGACAAGCTACCGAGGCGTGTTGGCCATTCACGCTTCGTCTCGCTTTGCGAGCGCGGAGGGTATCGATGAAGTTCGGCGACGTGCTAAGGAAGCGGGGATTGAGATGCCGCAAATTGAGCATATGCCACGCCAGGGGGTTATTGGAACGGTTGAAGCGGTTGCTGTCGTGTCTCCTGATCAGACGGATTCTGTCTGGGCAGATCCGGATGCGGTGGCTTGCTTCGTTTTGCGCAATCCGCGCGAAACGACATTTCGTCCTATACGAGGCAGGCCAGGAATCTTCGATGCTCGGGAACCAAAGCTGCGCCGAGCGTTGAAAACGTCTGAATGCCTCAATCAGCTAGCCGGATGAGCGATCGATCGAAACTGGCTGCGGCGCGCGGCGTCCTGAAGTGGCTGAAGGGGCAGACATGTTGTGTGGGCCTCGCTTTTTCAGGCGGAAAGGATTCGTTGTGTTCTCTAGATTTGCTGATCAAGGAAGGATTTAAGGTTGTTCCATACTATCTGTACAGGGTGGCGGGTCTTGAGATCACAAATCGCCTGTGTGCTTTGGCAGAAGTTCGATATGGCGTCGAGGTTGTCAGATTGTCCCACTTTGATTTGGCGCATCGTTACCGCAATGCCGTCCTGCAGCCCCATTGGGTAGAATTGGACGGCGTGGTGCCCGCGTTGAATATGAGGGCGATCGATGACTATATGAGGTCAACGTATGACCTTGAGTGGCTGGTGTATGGATGGCGGCGATCGGATTCGCTTTCTCGTGGTCTTACATTAGCGAGTAATCATGGGATGGACCCTGCGGGTGGGCGTGTTTTCCCGCTTGCGCGGTGGAACCGCCAGGATGTACTTGCCTACCTGAAGTTGGTCGGCATTCCGCAACCGCCGTCATTTGGATTGAATGAGCAGGGCGGAGTGGACTTTCGGCCAGTTGCGCTTGCTTATCTAAAGGAGAGATTTCCCAATGACTACGCCAAAATCAAAGAGTGTTTCCCCTTTGTCGAAACGCAGACCGGACGAGCTCCAACCATTTGAAGTTGAGACTGTGCATCGGAGCGCGATCACTCCGGATGAACGAAACCCGAGACAATTGGATTCCTACGCCCGGAAGCGACTCCATTCGGATCTGGATCGATTCAAGTTGGTCGACCTGATCATTGCGAATCGTCGAACAGGGAAGGTGGTGGGCGGGCACCAGCGTTTGGAGTGGCTTGACCGGCAGCATCAGGACGAGGATTACGATCTCAAGGTTGCGTGGATTGACTTACCAGACGAGGATGCCGCTGAGTTGATGATCATCCTGAACAACCGAGCAGCGATGGGGGACTGGGACACTTTGGAATTGGAGCGTCTCGTTGCTTCGTTGGATGTCGATCCGGTGAAGGATTTGAAGTTTGCACCACTCGATGTAGAAGCGTTGATGCCTGGTCTGGGTTCGTTTGATGAATTGCCCGACGCAATCGCTGACGATGTTGGAAAGATCAAGGAGATCAAAGAGGCTAACCGAGAGAGGAGGCGGGAAGGCAAAGAGAAGAAGCAGCGAGAGGCAGATTCAGAGACCTATGTCGTTGCTTGCTTTGACGATCGACCAACCAAGAATCGATTGTTGGCGTTTCTGAATTTGCCGGATGACGAACGCTATATCGATGGATCTCTTCTGCTTGATGCAATAGGCA